GGAATTATTCACGGAATAATTCACAACGAATTTACTTCTTTCCGCCCCTAGCTCTTTTGTCTCCCGCTGTATCTGATTTAGAGCCTCTATTTACGGAGGCTTTTTTCATTACAATACCTTTGCTAGTATGTGATGCGTCTTTTCCATCTCCGTTTCCATAAGTTCCTTTATCACGATTAACCTTAACTAACTCAACACGCTTGGCACGTTGCTCAGGTTTCTTATTAAACTCTTTATTATATGCATCTTTCTTAGCCTTAGCCTCTGGATTACTTGCATAATACTTTGCAGATTTCTTCATAACACTATCAACTATTTATGATTCTTGGCTACTAAGTTACACAATTCTATGAAATATTTCTGGGTAAACGTCCACTTCATATAGTTAACATCCTTGTGAAGTAGCTGTATATTTCTTTTGATGTAGCCCTTGTCGTTGTTAATCCTATCAATGCTTACTATGCCATTGTCCGTGTCTGTATCAAAGTCTAATGGTAGTCCTGATAACGCACACTTCCTGTCCTGCTTAATATAAATAGTCCAGAGATATTTAATGTCAAAACCAAATTCCCTCCCCTTCTCTAGGGCTTTCTTTCTTTTGATTTCAAACCAAGTAATAGGTATTTCTTTGTACTTCCCCTTGTTGTTCTTGCCTGATTTGTTATGGCAACTTATGCAGACGGTGTTATTTTTGGTCGCCCTAATAAGCTCATACTTAGCTGAGTAATATTGTTTGTTCCCGCAGGACTGACAAAACTTAAACCACTCAGTTAATTTCATTTACTTTTTTTATGAGCATTCGCAAATTTTCTTGCTGACTCAACACTTCCAAATCCCCAAGCCTTTAGAGCAAGTGCTTTTCTTGTAGGCTCTCCGTTAGGTTTCTTCATTGGTCCAGCCATCCCCGCAAACCTTGCGGCAAACGAAACACGTCTAGGATTAGTCCCTGCTTTAACGGGAGCTTTTAGATTGCCCCCAGTTTGAGCATTATAAGAAGCCCTGCCCCTAGAATTCAAGCCGCCCGCCTTGTTTTGTCCTTCTTTTCTTGTCCAAGCAGGTGTAGCCATATTATTATGCGTTAGAAGTTTTATTGCTCATAGATTGGCTATTCATTGCAATTGTATTATTTAATTGAATAACATTATCTACTCCATATCTAAAAAGGAATCTTTTAAATACTGGGTCATCATTTACTTTCTTATCTTTTAAAGCCTTATCTAGTTTTTCTTTATTAAGCTCTTCTCCAAAAGATTTTGTTATGCCAGACTTATAAAGCAAATTGCGAACACCCATAAGGTCTCCATATTGCTCACCAGAAAATTGTCTTATATTTGAGTTTTTATCATAATGAATATCACCCTTAAGTTCAATTTCGCTGTCTGTTGGTTTGGCTAATTCGACAAACTTTTTCATTTCATTTATGTTTAATCCAGCACTTATTGGCGTTTTATTCTTTTTGGAAGTAACTGAATCCCAAAATTTAGCATTAATCCTGTCTGATTCGGGCAATAAAGGGTAGCCCATTTCATCGAATCCGAAAAAATCACCTTTTTTTACTTTACTGTTCTTTGCACTCGAATGAGTTAATTCGTGTGCAGCAACAGACGGTAGCCCATCTTTTGATAAAACAACTTTGTTTTCTTCAGGAGAAAAATAATTTTGAATAGAAGAATCGCCACCAATTAAAACTGGTACGGTATTTAAATTATCTACCCTTTGTGTTCTTTTCTCTTTTGCAATCGCGGTCTCATATTTATTTTTTTGATATTTATTAGCTGCCCCTCCTATATATTGCTCAGGAAAATTAGCCTGCCTTTGTTCATACGCAGGAGAATTAATATATTTCCCCATATCTTTTTTCATTAAATCAACCATTGATTTATTGACCCCTCCTTTATTTAGTAAAATATTATAAGCCAAATATTTATTAACCTCTTCATCTGTTTGAACATTACCCAAAAGTTGTGCCATATCTTCTTGCCTTTTCTTATTTTTAATTTCTGTTTCTGCTAAATCTCCTTTTTCTTTTGGTATTTTAGTTGAATTATTAGATTCACTAGGCTTACTATTTTTATTTTCTTTATTATAAGCGTCAATTTCAGCCTGTTCTTTAGCAAATTTTTCAGACATTTTCTTGTCTTCTTGGTCAAATGAGTCTATCTCAGACGGTTCAGCTTTCTTAGATTTTACTTTTACTTTCTCGTCACTCCTAAATTGGGGAGGAAGGAACTTGGTAGTTGTTTTTTGCTTAGGGGCTTCCTCTTGCGTAGTATTTACAACATATTGCCGTGCCTCAACTAACCCACTTGGCTCTTTACCAGAAAATAATGCATCTTGAATGTCTTTTGCATTAGGCGTCAAATTGAACGAATAGCCAACCATAACTTTCTGTAAAGGAGAATTCCCAAACCCCGCTATGTCAGCTAAAGATTTCATTGCCATATTATTTCTTTAATAAATTAAGTCCCTTTAACTTTGCAATTATCTTATTAGCTTCTTCTTCGGCTTTACCTATTGCCTCCTCTTCTTTGTCCTTTATATTCCAATTGCTCAACAATATACTCATATGCATTGTTTCGTGCATCACAGCAGTTGCTTGTTCGCTAGGAGAATACTTTTTGAATGTACCCATATTTAAGAACAAGAAGGGCTTATAAGGGGCTTTGGCTATTAGCTTCTTGTCAGCAGGGTCATAATTTGTAAGCCCATAGATGTACACTCCGTTACCCACTGTCTTATCAACCTCTTCTGCTTGAGCATCTTTTAGATTAAGCCCGTGCATCTCTTTGACATTGTAATATTTAAAGATATCGGTAGCGTCTTTGCCTACAATAAGGACATACTTGCCCATATCATAATGTTTCACTTTATTAGCTATACTAATTAGGCTATTGCCTTTCTTTAATTTCTGTATATCTATTAAGTTCGCCATTACTTCTTCTTTGCAGTCTTAGCTGCTTGCTTAAATTGCTTTGCAGTAGGTGCTCCTTTAGAGCCTACCTTTCTCATTGTTTCGCCTGAGCCAGCTTCGATTCTTTTACGCTTTGCGTTGATGTTTGCGTATAGTCCGTTCTTCATTCTAGTATTATTTAAAAGTTAAACGATATATAGTTTGGTCTACTAGACCATTAATTTCATCTAAGATGTTTGTTAACGCAGGATTGCCGATTACTAACATTCTTGCTCCACCTGATATGTAAGACTTAAATTCCTCTAAGAAAGTCACAGGAGCATCTAATGTATAAGGCTTAACTTCCATATCACAGCCCATCATAATACGTCCATAGCATCCTTGATATGACTCAATGAACCTGTCCATCAAATTATTAAATCCTTCGTAGAATTCACCTAAAGCTTCGTGCTCGGAAAAACTTGACGTTTGCCAATGGAATACCTTTGCTTGTGCCGATGCTTCTAACATCTCACATAACAACTCCTCTTGTGGGTCTTCTGTTTCTCCAGACTCTGAAGAGTTTTGTGAGTAGTCATTCATTAAAGTTCCAAAGGCTGATGCTCTCTTGGCTCTTTGTTGCATTTCTATTATACTTGCCATAAGTTTAACTTGTTAAACGGTGATGAGCGTTAGCGACTCATTAGCTTATTATTTTTTCAAAGTTAATACTTATTTTTTCTTTTTAGATGCTAAGTATTTAAAATAGTTCACCTGCTTTTCTCTCTTAGCAATTCCTTCTTTAGTCTTAGCAGTACCTAAGTTGCGTCCTGTGGTTTTGGAGACTAACTTGTAGCCTCCCTTGATTTTCTTTATCATTTCTTTTTTATTAATTCGTTGTATATATCTTCTGTCTCGTAAGCTTCTTTAGACGATGTTCCGTAGTCAATAAGTCCGTCAATTACTTGTCTTGCTTTTGCCGCGTCATTATCGTACATATACTTAATTAATTTAGCTTTCCCTTCTGCTCCTTTTGTGTAATGCAATATCTTAACTTCATTGGCTATATCAGATTTAATATATGACCTGTCTATAGCGTTGTTATCTATAAGATTAGCTTTTCTGTCGATACGTTCCATTAATTGGTCACTGTCCCAATATCCAGATTCCTTAGCCATCTTGTCAACATTAGTAAAGAAATTCTTAGAGTCAGCTTTATACATATTTTTTAATATAGTATCAATAGATTTATCAACATCATTATATTTCATTGACTCCTCTTTGCTCATCTTATATAATTCCTCATTGCGCCTAAATTCTGCTTTTTCTGCATCTGTAAACGTAGCAAATCTTTTGGTGACTGTCTTCAATAATTTACTACCAGAAAGACCACTCTCCCCAAATTCTCCTTCGCTTTTAGCAGGTATAATTTTATTTGCAATTTCAGATAATACACCATATCCCAATCCTATTAATATGTTGGTAGACGGAGCCGTAATAAATGTTTCAGCTACTGCCTGCATTTTCTTGGGAGATACTTGATTTTGAGATGTATTATTAGACATAGAGCGAGCCATAGCCTTATAAAAATAAGGAATGTTAGGGTCATCCTGTCCTCTCATATACGGAGACAATTCTTGGTCTCTATCGCTTTCTATCTGCTTATCTCTAAATGAATCATAATTCATTGCTCCCTTGATAACAGCATTTGCAAGCACGTGCTTAGAAATTATTTTAGGTATCGCATTCTTAATTCCTTCAATAGAAGTAACATTAGGAATAGGAATAGGTGATGCTACATTTAATAAATCAAAGAACCTGTCTGCTGCGGGAATATCTTTTTGCTCTTTACCCTGAAGTTGCCTCATTGTCATTTCTGCAAACGTTCTTGTAACGCCTAAAAATGGAACTAACGTTGGGTTATTTTTAACGTCAGCAGTAACAAAAATAGGATTTCCATTAGCATCTTTAACCTTGGTATCAAATGCAAACAAGAATGAATATAAATCTTTTCTGTATTCATCTAGTTCATCATATGCATCGCCCATAAGAGCCATAATAGCCATTGTGCCTAAGAACTTTCCAACAACAAGTTGCGATAACTTGGCTGCTGTTTGCCCCTTATTATCAGCAATATATTCTACTGCTGCGCCCGCCGCCTGAATACTAGAGTTTAGGTAAGCTATATTTAAATTAGGTAAGCTAGTTCCTCTCTGAGCAAAGTCCGTATAAGCCCTTGATTGAGCAGCTGCAATTTCTTGAATCTTTAAGATATCAGATTCGTTAGGATTAGCCCCTCCATTCTCATCTTGGAACTTCTTAATTAAGTTTTTCTTAGATTGGTCATACGCCGCTAATCTCATAGCTAATTCAGTCTTCTCGTTCATATAAGATAAAACTGCTTTAGCTTTTGTTTTAAGCCATTGACCTTTTTTATTTTCTTCGCCATTTACAAGTGCAATATTAATACTACGTTGGCGTTGCTCTTTCATTGTAGACATCCTGTCCATAGCCCCACCTGCAGAAATATATTCTTGCAATGTTTTATCCACAAACTCTTTATTATTTCCAAAGAAATCAGAGAATTTAATTGCTCTTGCTAAAGCTCTGGCTCCTGCTGAGTAAACGTTTGATTCTATTATTCCTCCCTGTGTCCATATATCAGAAAAGAATACTTGCTGCTGCAAGTCCATTGAAATATTACCAATCCAGAATACAGGGTTATTTCTTGTTGCAAATCCCGTAAGTTGCCTATTAGCCCAATCTGTTGTATTGTAGTAAATATTGCTAACTGTGCCAGATAATTCCCCATCTTTCCAAACAATATTATTCCCTTCTATTTGATTAAACATTTCTGTTTCCATCTGATAGTAATTGATAACTCCATCTTTTTTATATGGAACATTAACAAATCCTTCGTCAGCATTATTAACAGACAATTGTTTTCCGTTAGAACGTATGTTACCTTGGTTATCTCTTAGGTAATTCGCAGGACGCATAAAGGTAATTTGTTGCCCGTTCTTGCCAATTACAGCAGATTGAATTCCATTCTCATCCGTCTTAATATTCTCATCAAAAATAGCCTCTCTTAACTTATTCTTAGCTATTGCTCTTGCTGTACCTATGTAGCTTTCTGCTAATAAAAGTCTAGCATCTTGTTCCAAGAAATTCTCAGTACCTTCTTTGGATAATGCCGCCCAACCCTTAACAGATGAAACTCCATTAAGCATTGTAATAGACATATCTTGCTCCCCATATAACCTGTCTAAGGTTTTTCTATATGAATAAAAATCATCCTTGTAAGTATCTGCAATTTCTTTTGAGATTATTCCAGCATCTCTAAGTTTTATTACTTGCTCATTACCAACCTTGCGATACATATCAGCACGTGCTGTTAACATATCATATTCAGATTCGCCTATCTCTAATCTTAAAGCATCTAAGAAAGCTTCAGCAGTTTGTGACGTTGCGTCTGTTCTACCATCAAGAGTTTTACCGTGTTTCTTTACAGGAACATTAGTTCTAGCTTGTCTTGTAATTGAAGCCGACTCAATAGACGATGGCATACGACCAATAGTATCAATAAAATTAACCGTCAATTTCTCTATTTCATCTTGGTATTGCCTCTCAGTATTTTTATCTACCTGAAGTATACGCAAGTTAAATATCATTAAGTTCAATTTCTTTTCTCCTTGTTCTTGTAAGCCATTGCCAAAAATATCATTATATATCTGGCTTAATTCTTGTCCTGCTGAATAAGCGATTCCATTAAGGTTTCTTAATCTTGATTGAGCCAAACTTGTTTGAGTGCTAGCTTGAGCCAAATTGCGTCTTCCGTAGAACTTACTATCATACTGTAATGCAATTTCCTTCTTTGTTTTCTCCCAAAGGTTTTCAGCCCTATCTAGCAAAGATTTCTTAGCCTTATCGTATCCTTCATTATATGCATCTACAACAGAGCTTTTCTCATTTACTTTAGCTCCTTCAGGAATAGATGTATCAGGATTATCTTGAGGTAACGATGGAGTTAATGGGTCTGCAGAAGCTTTATCTACTATTCTTTGTGCGTCCTCTCTACTCATAGCAAAGGCTTCCATTAAGCCTTCAGTAAGCTCTGATTTAGAATAATTGTTTAGATTGTTTCTAACAAATTGGATACGCTTATCGTCACGATTTATATCAGAGAATTGAATAGTTTCACCTAGCTTGTTTTTCATAGAGAAATTATCTATAAATGCTTGGCTACCAAATGGAGCTTTAACGACATTCTTTGCTAACACTAATGCTCCAACCTGAATAACTTCGTCTGCAGAAACAACAGCAGTACCGTCATTTTTATCATAAAAGAAACTATGGCGGAATGGATTCATCCCAACCTGTGTCCACGCAGGGTCATTCATTAACTCAGTAGCTCTTTTGTGAACTGCCTCAGGACTTTCATTTACCCAGTCTCCGTGTATACGCGCAATCGTTGCTTTAGTTTTATCTATTGCAATGTTTATTGCACCTTGCGGCTTTGTTCTAAATTCTACATTCTTTAATACCGCCGTCTGACCATATGCTTTAATTTTATCATCAGATGACCCGTGAACAGAAACAACCCAAGTATCATAAGCATTGTATGCTGGAATATCCAATCTACTTGCTACTCGTTCTCCATCCTTGAATGTTTTATTTAATCCAACTATACCTGCCTTAGATAATGCTCCATCACTAAGAGCACCTACAATTTCTTTAAAAGAAGGTATCTTAGGAACTTCTGGCATTAACTTTATTGGCATATTAGTCCTTACAACAGCAACGTATTCATCTAATGTAGCCAAACCATTATTAAGAGCTTCTACTGTTTTTTGAACTATAGGGTTCCGCTCTTGTCTTTGACTTACTTGATTTTTATCTTTCCAAGCTTGCCTCTCAGCCACTGTCATTCCCGCATCCGCAACAGTACTTTCCATTGTGTAGTTGCGGTCAAGGTCAGAATACTGTGCCTCAATATTTACGTCGCCTTTATTTGCATCTATTCCATTCTTGAAGTCTTCATCATCAATAAGATATTGGTCCCCCATTGCACCTTCTTCAATAACTCCGTCAAGTTTCATATCAGCAAGCTTTGCTGTACCATTAATAACACTTTCTAAAGACACGTTTCCATTATTAATAGATGTAACAATTCTATTTGCGGCAGCAGAGTACGTAGAATCTTCTCGTTGCTTAACTCCAAGATATCCAAAAAGATTCTTTTCAAATATCCACAGGATAGCCTGAATATCAGAAATATCTAATTTCTCTCCTGTTGTTTCTAGTATATTATCTTGTACTTTCTCAAAAGTCTCTTTAGTAAAAGTTCTAAAATCTTTAGCAAACTTTGTTTTATTCTTTATATCATCCGTTAATCCATCTTTAATGTCATTAACTACGTCGGCAGATTTTGAATAAATACTCTTTCCTTGTCTATATTTAGACATCTCAGCATTTCGTTGTTCCTTTGTTAAGGATGCATAAACGCCTCTACCACCAAGTAGTCTGTCAAATAATTTAGCGTGTGATTCTGCTAATGCTAATACATTCCCTTTAGATTGCCCCTCTAAATTATTTGCTTTTATAAATTTATCAAAGTCTACGCTAAGAACTTTTGCCCTCATATCTCCGCGATATCTAAACATTGTCCTTATACACCATCTATCTATAGTAGGAGTGCCTCCTAGACCAGATAGGTTAGAATAAAATGCTCCAATTTTAGGACCAAAAATAATAATAGATGTAGGCAAGACTTGTGCATCATCCCAATCTGGATTTGTTGCATAGTCAGACGATAAAACTTTTGCATATGACGAAACGCCTAAGTGTTCTACTATAGCCTTTTTTGATTCAGATATTGGTCTAACTGTCTGTAAAAATTCTTTTAATTTTACAGGGTTATTGTCAAAAGTTTCTAAAAGCCTATTGTATCTATTTATTGTAGTAGCAATAGCAGACAAAGCTTTACCTGTTCCAATGTCAGAAGGTATTTTACCCGTTTTCTGATATGTTTCTAGTCCATATATAACTCTCATTAAATTGGTAGATACATCTGTAGAATTTGATGCAATCGAAATAATGATTGTCGCAATCTCTCTAACATCTTCTTTTTCTTTAATAGCTGGATATATTTCTGATATCCTATCTACCGCAGCAGCAAAATCTTCTGTATACCAACCTTTCCCAGATTTATCCCCAAATTTCTGCATAGCAAAAACAGTTTCATCTGTAGCGTAATCTGATACTATTTTTAATGCATTGTCTCCAAAATCATCAATAGCCAATGCGTTGAATTTTTTGTTATAATATTTATTTAATGCACTTGCTACACCATAGTTAGTTATTCCTTTTTTAGATTCTTTTGCCGCCGATATCCCAAGTTGTTCTAAGATTCCGTCAAATACTTCATTTACCCTAAACTGCGTGCTTTCATTTGCAAATTTGCTAACGTTTTCAACGCCAACTATCTCTGATATATCTCGTCCTTCTTTTAATACATTTGAGATTTGGGTAGCTAATCTATTTAGAGCTGATTGGTCTGTATCGTTTAATACAGGATTAAATCCTAATACCTTAGCTATTTTATTAATAAAATCTACAATCGCTTGTTTTAATGAAGGCTTAACGTCATTAAGATTTAACTTTCCACTAGCAACGCGAGCAATTATTTCGACAACTAATTCGTCGTTACGAGTAAATTCATCGCCATATGATGGGCTATTCTTAATCTGTTGTAATATTTTATTTACTTCAGGATTAGTCTTAGCTTCCTCTTTAGCGGCTGATACTAATTGATTATAAAGCTTAGGCTCGGTATTGCGAATAATGTTAATAATAGGGTGAGTTCCTTCGTGGAATATAACTGTCTTACCCCATTCCGATGGTAACATACTTTCATTAATAACAACAACTCCGTCATTACTAAGAAACATACCTTGTTCAACATTTTGCTTACCATACTTAGTTCTAATACCCTCAGTATCAAGTACTTCTACTTTTATTCCTGAGCTAAATAATGATGAAGATAAACTAGCAATAGCCTGCTTATTTTCTGTCATTTCTTGGCTTTCTTCTTGAACTAGCTTTGCGGCAATTTCTCTGATGAGCTGGGCTCTTTCTTGTTCAGCAATTGAAGGTGCTTGTTCAGTAGGTTTACCCTCTGCTGTAGTGGCAGTTTCTGTAGATTGTCTTGCAGTCTCTGCAGTTGCTGTTGCTTGTCTTGCGGCATCGTCTGCTGCTGCGGCAAGTTGGTCTCTAGTGGATTCATCAAAAAGTTGTTTTATTTTATATTTGGCATCAATAAGCATTGCCCTTGTACCCTTAATCACTCTTGTCTTTCCGCTCTGATTATCTAATTTAATAGATACAGCATTCCCGTCTGCATCATACGTAATTGCTTTAAATGGATTCTGGCTTTTGTTAGTAAACTTATTTCCATCAATGGTCACAGAGAAATCATCCCCTATTTCCATTTCTTGAGGAATGATATCAAACTCATCAATTGACCTGTCGCCAATATCTCTTATATTACCAAACTCATAAACTCTATTAGGGCTTTCAAATACAACAACCCCATTACCTTGCTTATAAATCTCACCTGTTTCTCCTCTATAAGTAAACGGAATTAATTCGTCAATAGCATCACGCATTGTTCTGCCTGTTGTTATTTGTTGCTCTTCTGCTAATGGGATAACTTCAGGCTTTGGCTGCTCTACAATAGGTTGTTCTGCAACAGCTTGACCCTCTTCAGGTTGTGGTTGAACAGCTTGTTCTGTTACCGAATCCTCTAGTCTAAGGTCGTTGTCGCTAGCAGATATTTGTTCTTGAACTCCTGATAATTTAAGCTTCTGCCCGTCATTACTAATATCTAAAATCTTTGTAGATTTATTATTAAAGAATACAGAGTCTCCAACATTATACTTATATAAGTTCTCTATTTTCTGCTGAAAACTTTCTGGTGTTATTGCTGTATTGTTTGTCTCAATATCTTTAGCTACAGATTTTAATAAATTAATTCTTCTAGCTCTTCTTTGAAACTCTTTCTCATTCTTTTGAAATGCATATTCAAATGCTAACTGATTCTTAGAATCTTTAAATATAGGTGAGCCTTGCTGTCCTAATCTTTTAATATCATCCACACTTACAATTCTTTCATTATCAGTTAATGACGCTAGTGCAGTAGAAGCCTCTTGAGCAATCCCTTGTATTTGACTAGTGTTATTTTGATTAGCTTGAATTAAAGAGTTTGGTATCATTCCCTTGAATACAGTCTGTCCATTCTCTTGCACAGGAGTTTTATCAATAAATTGAGCAAATCCTTCAGGGGCATTAGAAATCATATCAGGAACCGCAAACTCTGTAGTATTACCTGATTCTATATCATTGTTAATTGCATCTGCTGTAGGGGTCTCAATTGGAGCAACTGCTTTAGCAAATTGTAGTGCCATTTGATTTACCTCTTCAGGTACAACATTATTTTTAATATTAAATAACTGATACCTTGTGTAAGCTGGAATCTCAGAACCTTGATTAAAAGAAGTAATATTCTGCTCCATCAAATCAATATTTCTCATTGCATTGTCGTGTCCTGCTTGGTCTATTTTACCATTAGCTAACGCTTTGCCAACTCCTTTTATTAAGTCTTCTTTAGATTCAGTTAATCCTTTTTTACCTGTTGACTCGTATGAGTTTTGTAATGTAGAGTATATAGTAGGATTAAAAGAACGAGAGTTAATAAATGTCGCTCCCGCCTGACCCATTATACCACCGTATATAGCAGCATTTAATCCACCTACAAGAGTTTGTTTACTCCACATTTCAACAGGAACATCGTTTCCATTCTCGTCTTGTGTTTTATATAAATTTGATTTTGCATTGGGGTCATCCTCATTACGTTTAGTTTCGTAATAGTTGAATAGTTGTTGTGCCCCATTGTCGGCAACTGTCTGAACAAATTCTTCTGCTGCTTCAGGAACAAATCCTTTTGCAAACCCTACTGCTAAATTTATTGGGTTAAGTATTCCTACTGCTTTCTTAGCAGTTTCATCAAATGCTTTTTTAGTTAAAACACTTTCTGTTATTTGCTTAATAGCTTCCTTAGAACCTTGCTTTGCTATACCCTTAGAGATAAGGTTTTCAAGACCAAATTTCTTTTCAATATAAGTCTCTATTCCACCTCTTACGGCGGATTCTCCTAAAGCCCTATCTGCGGGGATACCTTGTTTTCTAGCTTCTTGATAATTATTCTCAAAGTTAGCGGCAAAATTTACCATAAGTCCAACGCCGCCCGTAAACATATTTAATCCTAACTGTGTAAGATTGTCTCCAATTGCTTCGCCAAATGCTTCTGCGTCAGGAGCTGTGAATTTAACATCAATTCCATCTTTTAAATCGATATCAATTAGCTGAGAACTACCTTTTGCTTTTTCGAACTTATATTTTTCTAAGTCCTTGTTTGCACCCTCCGCCATCTTCATTCTCTGGTCAAAGGATAGTTTATACTTCTCCCCTCCCGCAAATCCAGTTGGCATATTCTCGTATGGGTTCTGTAATGAAGAACCAAGTGTCATTATTCCTTGTGCACCTGTAACTAAACGACGTTCCGCCCCTTTCCCTAAACCAATAGTAGCGTCTGCAATATTAGAAGCGTATCCCTTTAATTTGTCGAACCACCCATCCTCTTCCTGACTCCCATCCATAGAAGGTTTCGCCACAGATAAGTCCATATCGGATTGGATTGGATTTTTTTTTTGAGCCGACAAGAACTTTGCTGCTAAATCTTCTGACGGCAATTGTATCTTAGAAGAATTTGATTCTAAAAATTTTGCCGCTAAATCTTCTGAAGGTAATTGAATTCTCTGCTTACTCATTAATTATTTGTTTATAAATTAATATACTATTGAGATTTTAAAAAAGCAAGGTATGTAGCATCGCTCATTTTTGCATAAATGCCTGTATTTCTTCCTGGGTCAGATAGTAATTCTGAATCCGTATATTTGCTATAAGTATTTTTAGCAACTCGTCCTGAAGCAGGAGTAGGCTTTGGCATTGTAGGCTTTTCTGTAGGATTACTATTTGTTGGCAAACTATAAAGAGTTCCAATAGCTTTTCTTACCATAGCTTTTTGCTTAGATGGGATACCTGAGCCAACATTTATTTCTTGAGAAAGTTCTGTATTAAATTCATCAAAGTTAGAAACTTTCTTCCATTTAAATCCAGCTCCCCTTTCACTCTTATCCATTTTTGCGGATATTTTATTTCCACGATTATGCCAAGCTTCTACCCACACTCCTCCGTTTTCATCTCTAGCAACAGATTTTATAATTCCTTGTTGTCCATTTATGTTAAGACTTATGTCTTTTCCAATAGGATACTTTGTTAGATTAACTTGATTTCCCGTTGAGCTTCCTTTAAATGATACTTTGGTAAAATCCTTATATGGGTCGTACATCATATCAACTTCCTCTTGGTCAGCTTTTTTATTATAATAATTAGCTGAAGCCCAAGACGATGCTGCACTAGCCGCCTTAGCATTTAAATCAGATTTTAATATTAATCCTTGATTTTCAGTTGCAAATCTAGCTGATTCTGCTTTATATTGTTCTGTTTCAGTTTCTGCTTTAGACTTAACTTGAGTAGATTGAACAGTCATTGGAATCTTATCAATAGATGCCTTAACTATTTCTTTATCACTTAAATTCTGACCTTCAAACCCTGCCTGCTTTCTCATTAACACTAATTGCTCAGGACTAGTAGCTTGTATTCTAGCTAACTCTTGGTCAGCGTAATCCATTGTAACTTGCTGCCCATTAACAATCATAGTCTTTGGTTCAGGAGGTATTATGTTACCCTGTGCTCCAAAACTCCATCCTGCAGGCAACTCAGCTTGCACTCTCATTAAAGCCCCTGTCTTAGGGTCTACAATATCACGAGCGGTTTTTTTATATGGATTAGATGACAAGTAAGACTTGCCAAACATCTTAAACGAATCTAAGTTGTTAGTATAAGTGTCCGCTAAAGCCTTCTGTAAGTCTTGTGGATTCTTAACTAAGTTCTCGTCTCCCATCTTAGCAGACAAGTCCTTGTAGAACTTTTCAAAGCTAACTAAGTTGTCCTTATTAGCAACTCCTAGCTGCAACATCCTCTCATATTCCTTAGCCCCCACGTCATAACCTTGCTTAAGGTCTCCTATCTCGGACACTTGCTGACGTATATCCCCTAATGCAGAATAGTCTAGTTTACCGTTCTTCATTATTGCAGAACTTGTCTTACCTAACAAATCATTTGCCTTAGAGGTAATAGACTTCTGACCAAATATATTTAAGTTCTTTTTAAGAGCCTCAATGTTTTGGAAAGCGTTCTCAGCTAAGTTGTAGTCCCTTTGTTGTTGTGCAATAACTTGTGTAAATATATTACCAACTCCAGAAGCTGCTTGCTGGAATCCTTGTTGAATGTTTTGCGACGGGTCGTATGTGTATGCCATTTTTAATAAGGAGCTTCTTGATTAAATTCTTTATTATAAGGATTGTAATTCTGAAAGGGATTATTAACTTTAACAAGATTAGTTTGAAATCCTTGTCCCGCAAATAAAGGATTTATCATATTTTGCCCCGTAGGTCCTAATAATAAATTTCCTGTAAGTTCATTTGTTTTCTTCCCACCTCCATATATCTGACCTAGCATGGCTAAGTTGTCTTTTTGATTCTTCATCTGAGTTAAACCTCCACCTATAGTAGAAGCAACCCCTCCAATACCAGACCATATAGCAGACCTAGCATTTTGTACCGCAGCAGCCGATGCTTGCTGTTGTTCAAATAATGATTGGTCTAACGCCATCCCACCTTGAAATTGTTGCTGAGACAACCCTAATAATTGTTGTTGTTTCCCAGCTTCAGATTCAAACTGAAGTCCTGCTTGTTGTGCTTGTGCTGCAGCAGTCTGACCTAAAGATTGTAGGTAGTTCTGTTGAGCTTGTTGCCCCATCTGTTGACGTTGTTGTTGAGATGTGATGTCGATGTTTTGCATCTGAGCACCTTCTTGTTGTTGCCCCATCAAAGCGGCTGTTAGCAAGTCAGAGGATGAACCTCCTGCACGTTGCGATGCGGCTAATGTATTAGCTGTAGACTGCCTAACTTGCTCTCTCATTATATCCTCTCCTGCTACGCGACCACCGCCTGCCATACGCTTACCTAACTCAGCCGCTTGCTCTGCCTTAACAAACTTGCTTATATCTCCTTGATATGTTTTAAGCCCTTGGGCTTGATTAATTAAGTCTCCGTATCCTTTTGTAAAGGCAGACTTCTGTTGCTTACCAAATTCGGTTTGGCGGTCAAATTGTCTTTTAGCTTCCGCCTTCTGACCAACTGCCCCAATTACACTTCCTACAGCACCTAATCCTTGTAATATAGCACCTATCATTTTGTTAATATTTTATGAGTGTCCTGTTATTGGGCTTACTTCTATGTCTATTGAATTAACACGCATATTCTGTGTTTTATCTTTCAAAGTTAATAAGAAATTATTTAAATAACCCACAATATAATTACCTTCTATTATCCCACCTGTAGAACTACTATCTCTCATTACGTGGGCATATATTCTATTGTCTTCTAAAAGCCAATTAGTTTCGTTTATTGCACTTGTTTGACCGTTGTCGTTTGTGATATCTATCGTCAACAAAGAGCTTTTAATGTAGTTAGGTTGGTTGTAGTCTATCACGTTCATGTCGTGGAGCACAGCCACATTTAATGGCATCACAGGCAGTTGGCTATTGACAACAAACTTAATGTTACCATTAGAAGCCGTAGCCCCTAAGAACGCATTATAATCATTCTTACTGCCACTCTCTAGTGACCTATAAAGAACACCGCTCTTAAACAACAACATCCTGTCTCCATAGCTCTCTGCAAAGTTTGGAACAAAGTCATACGCTGCAATCCAACGCTTTAAGTTATCTGAATACCCTAAAGACTGAGTCTCGCTACCTACTGCAATAAAGCACATATTATGGAACGGGTCGTAAGAGAACGTTGCTATACCGCTCTTGCTTCTAAATGTAGAACGCATATAAGTATCACTTGGTAGCTCTAGTCCATCTGGGGTGTACTTAACTACCTTCTTGTTAAAGTCGTCCCACCACCATATAACTCCCTTGTAGTTCATCACAGACCTCTTATCTATCATACCTAGGTTATTGCCAAAGTTTCTGATAGTACCAATCATATTGGCTGTTAACGAACGAATAGAGGCGTTGTTTCCTTGAGATAGTTCTTGCTCTCCTAGCATTATATAGGCGGACTCACGCTTACATAACACAATCATCATACTACCGTTTCCTTGTAGCCTAGATGCTCTCTGTAGTCCTGTGATTTCTCCGTTCTCAATAGCTACATCGTTGCTATCTAAGGAGAAGAATGAGCTTATATTATTAATCTTAGTCCCTTGCACATAATTGCCCCCGTACCTAATTGTATTAGTCCTTGGAGTTGTCACAATGTTTTGTGCTGAAAGTAATGGCTTACCTGAAGAAGTGTTCCACTGAGGATTAGTTATTGCGTTTGATATAGAGCGGAACAAGTACTTAGTCTTAGTTGCCGATACCTCTGCATTATAATTATAAGATGTAATACTATTAACAGGAGTTCTGTCTCCGTTTAAGGTAATAACAACACTGTTAGCAGACGCTGACCTTCTAGCAACTGTAATGCTAGCTGTATTTATTGCCCCTTGAAATTCTACGGTTAATGTAAATCTAACTTCAAACCTATCATTTGGATTAATGTCCTTCTTTAACTTATTTAATTCAATAGTATGAGTTCCAACATAATCCATAGTTGGGGTACTCGGAGGCAAATTAACGCTATCCGCAGTAATATAAACTTCGTCTCCAAATGTTTCAGAGCCTAAGTCATATTTATTTGTTGTGTTATTATAAGGAACTTTATATACTTGCATTTTTAATGCCCAATCAAACTTGCCCTCTACTTCAGTTCCTGTAGGAGTATTCTGCGACAAAGCCTTAGTTACCTGTAAGTTATACGCAACCGTCATCTTGTTTACTCCAGCATCTTGCTCACCAACAATATAATATCCAGTTGTCTTAAACGAGGTTCCTGTAGAGTTTGCTACGTTACTTGAGTTTAATATTACATCTGAATACGAACTTGAAATAGAGGTAAATACAGGACTTTCTAGCTTTACGACAGTACCAATTGATGAGAAAGACGCAGTTAAATCAGAAAAGTTATGCGTTGAGTTAACGGTAGTAACTACGTCCTCTACTACAGGACTTCCCTTAGAAACGTCTGTTATGAATGGGGATGTCACATAAGTAGGCATATCTATTGTAGAGAACACCATATCCCCTAATAGCTTGCTTCCTGATGCAGGACCATTTAGTGGACCCCCCGCCGTAACGGCAATAGATGTTGTGGGAGTTGGTCCTGTTGTTACTATAGGAATTAAGTTTCCGTATTCATAAAACACCAAAGACTCATCCTCTTGTTGTTGCTTAGGGGTATATATCTCAAAGGCTAAAGTAGATGGGTCTACCGTAGTAGTATTTGTCATTACGTCGCCTGAATACGCACAATAGATTAAGTTATCATTCTGCCCTATAATCTTTAAATCAAGAACTCCATTAGGAGTCTTAACAGATACATAGTCTCCTTGCTGCCAAGTATATATTCTTCCCGCACGAATCATTCCCATCATATCAATAACAAACGCATTAATTTCTTTTAGGTCATCCTTAGTTACAGACTGAACAAAACTTAATAACGTCGTTACCTCCTTAGTCTTCTCGTCTACAGTAGTCTTCTTTAATTCAAAGAATATACTACTAGCATACCCTTCAAAGATATACGACTTAGATATATTCTTAGTATATACGAATTGGGCAAACTTAACCCAAGTTGGAATGTTTGCTACGGTTGCCGTTATATTAGGGACAAGAGGCACAGTACTTGTGATGTCACCCCCGAATTTACCTGTATTAAACTTAATGTATTTTTCTACACCCCTAGTCTTCATTGCCTTGTCATAGTAGGCAAGACCTATTGCATAAGTTGAATTATTTGCAAATGGCTTAACGTACGCAGAAGCTCCTGTCTCACTACTTGCTACCACAGCAGAATCGCCTAAGTAGGATTTATGTGTAGAACCAGCAGGCAAGGTATACCCTAAAGAAGCTGTTGGGTCAGAAAATGTTATAGTTCCAACGTTTGCATCGTAGTCGTCTTGAATATTAGCTAGGAATATTCTATTCTTAGCTATCTCTATATTCTTTGTCCATACAGGTACTGCATCAAATGGCTTTCCTGTAGTAATAATATCTAAACTTTCAAATATCTGCCCTGTCCAAATAAACGTAAGAGCATCTCCTGTACTATCTGTTTTATTAGAATCAATCCTTCTCCACGTGCCATTATTTCCTATTCGTACGTATACTTCTAGATATAATGCATAGTCAGGTTTATTTGCGTGAGTATATGTAAATGTATATTTTTCTGTATTCTTTTCTCCCTTATACATTTGAGTGTAGTTCCCTAATGCAGAGTACTCGTAGTTATCATACTGATACCTATAAGCAAACTGAAAATCGGCAGACTCTAAGAATTCTACTCCTTTGTTCGTAGAAGATAATGACTTAACAATAGTTGCTACATTATTAGGAGTAGTCTTTTGTAATGTTAAGTTTTCTATCGTTACAGTCTTAGGGTCAGTTAATTGCCTCTTTGCCCAAAAAGATAAAGGAGTTCCACTGCCCGCATAATTCCAAACCAAACTCTCGCCAATAATTCTTAGGTCAGGAATTAATCCTTCTGCAGCTCCGTGAGTGTAGTTAAGTACAAGTGCGGGATTTACTAATGCACCTGTTGAAGAGTTAACTGCTATTTTATAAATAGAAGCTACAGTAGATACAACAGCTAGTACATAAATAGAACCGTCCGTGTCTTGTGCTGTAGCTACAATTGTGCCTGAGATAGCTGTAAGTCCTGTAGTCTTGATAGAGTCCAACATCCTAATAGCTCCTGCTCCTCCGTCTTTACCAGAATCAAATATAATGTTATTGGCTGAAAGGTAGTCTCCCTCAGGTAGGTTATTAGGGTCAATGTCTTGGTTTAAACCACCAGTCGCTCTTAGACTTATCTTAGCCATTTGTTAAATATTAAGTGTTAGTTTTTAAGACTACCAACAATTCCGTTTCTTATTGAACCAAGTACTTCTGCAAAGTCTGTAGCATTCATCCTAGACCTAAATATTCTACGAGCATTGTCGTATTCTTGTTTAGCTAGTTGATACTTACCTAGTGTACTTCCCTCTGCCTTAACTGCCATCATTTGTATGTACTTTGTAATTACATCTGTAGCATAAGGAGTTACTACATTAGCTGTAGAGCGGGACACTGCCGAGGTCATATATGTTAACGTAACCTTAGTTAGTATCATTCCGTTACTAAACACAATCTCTTGGTTAGTCTCGTCTATGTCATACGTTAACTTGGGAAACCTTGCCCTACCGTAGTACCTTCCTACAAGCTCGCCCCTAGTGTTCATATTATTAGAACCTGAGATTAAGTTGTAGTTTATTTCTGCGTCGTAGTTTATGCTAGTAGATGACTCGTAAGGAATCTTATTACCTGCTGAATCGTAGTTGTATCTTTTATTTAAAGTACGTTCTCTTTCCATTGGAAGTACCCTCTCTCCGTGCTTAGCTGATATATCTATAAAGTCAATAAAGTCAGCAGGTAAGATAGCTCTTTGGTAAGACGTTACATCTAACTCAACCACCTTTACGTTGCCTAAGTTAAAGTCCATAGACAACTCGTCCGCGATTCTTAATGCGTGGTGTAAGTACCTAGTGTAGTAATGTAATGGAAGCCCGTTGTCTAACAACGCATCTCTAACAATTATATTTATAGACTTAGTTTTCATATCTATTGAGCTTGTTGTTGACTAGCTAGTTCTGCTTGTGAAACCCTACCTCCGCTAATTATATTTAATACCTCTGTAATTACAGCAGACTCTACCTCAGGAGATATAGGTAACATATCATTGTCCGCAAACTGAGAAAAGTCAGATGCTAGTATGTTAATTATAACAGAACTTATTGAACCGTTTCCTGCTAATGTAAGGTCTTTAGTAAAGAAAACCTTCTTGCCTTGAACGTAGTATCCAATTTGACCTTCTAAGTAACTTAGGTTAGCTCCTTGAAATACCAACACATCTTGTGAAGGAATAGGGATATACGGAGTCAGTGCAGCACCTGATGCAGCTATATTCCATATACCCATATCTAAGGGTAATGTTAATGGAATAACAGGTAATGTTATAAAAGAACGGTTGTTAGGTGCGTCAGCAGTTACCGATGCAGTATATTGAATAAGACTACACTTAGGTATATCTACTAATCCTGCCTTAAATGACTCAGCTACTTCAAGCTTTAATATCTTGTTGATAGCTTGGCTCACAAGAAGCATAACCTCCCTAATATCTATTGTATCTGACTCATTTCCGCGGTCCAAGAATCGAGTATAGATTCGCTGCACTTGCTCCGATAAAATTGCTTTTGTAACTGCCATTATGCGTATCTTAAATATGTGTTGTTCTTACATTTTCCATAAAGCTTTAATTTCAACATACTGTAACTTATATTGTATGAATCCGAAGCTTGTTTTATAGAATCGTATATTACTCCATTTTCTGTATTATAAATATATATTTTATTCTTTCTATTTTGAGACATCTTTAGCTTAACCTGTTCTGAATTTCTTTTTCCATAGTTAGCATTTTTGTTGCCAATTCTATCTTCAGACATTTTTGCTTTTGTTTCTATAGTATGAGTCTTCCCTTTTATGGTTTGCCTCATTTTCTCTTTTGATTCTTCTGAATGATTTTTACCAAACATAGGATTATTTTCTCCTCCAAATGCAATGCTATGCTTCTTCAATCTCTCTGGAGACATTTTTTTGCCAAGTAATTTTTCTGAAATTTTTGCCTTACATTCTGCTGTACGAGTTTTTCCAAATTGAGGATGCCTTTCTTTTGCTAATTTACCTTTCATTGAATCACTCATCTTGTCTAATCTTTCTTGAGTAAAAACTACACCAAGAACCCCTTCGCCTCCATCAGTAAAATTACACAATATTCCATTATTTAAATTAATCCTTCCATATAATGAAATAAGCTCTTTTTCTTTTTCGCAAGCACTTTCCCAAGAAATATCATCCATTACAATATCTATTTTATAACCATACTTTTCAGAAATTCTATTCCAAAGTTCATTTCTTCCATATTTATAATTAGCCCTATAATAATCTCCATTATCATCGCTTCCAATTCCAATATAGAACGGCTCGTTTTTGTCTAATCTTATATGTCTATAAACGTATGCCATTATCGTTCGTCATTTGACTGGTTAGCGTCCTTAATTTGTTCTGTCTGAAGAAGTATAGGACTGTCCAAAGTTACTCCCAAGTACATTAATGTTCTTGCGTAGATGTCTCCTAAGAATCTATCTGAGATATCTAAATCTACAGAACCTCCTCCAGCATATGTTATATTACCATTAGGTGCAGTAAAATTAAAAACTGCCGTAGTAGGCTTCTTTACATACACAAGTGTGTAATCCAAAGTTCCCGAAACGGGAACAGGGGCAAACTGAATCTTAGCAGTATTTGCACTATCCATAAAAATAGTTGCCGCAGGATATGAAGTAGATGGGGTTAATATCTTTGAGTTTGTTATCTCTAGGAACTCATCCCAATTGTACAATGTCCCTTCAACTAGGTTACCGCTAACCGTTAAATAAACAGTCAATCCTTCTAAGTAGTCAGCAGGCAAGTTTTGTGTCCCATTTCCTGAAGTTACTGAAAAAGAAGTTCTCTTAGTTAGCAAGTGGTCGTAGTCAAATTTCTTTGTCTTCTTATACTTAAAAACAATAGCCGAAATCCAATCGGAAACAGCTCTGTTTAGATACAAGTCTATATCTGACGGAGACACGAATCCAGCCCTATTCTTTTTTAGAATGCTTCTAATAAACTTATGTGCCTCTTCAATTGAAACTGCCATATTATTATTCTTTTAATTTAGACCAAAGTTAATGATTTTTTGTTATATACGACAATCCCTCAACTCATAGAATCAAGGGATTGCTAAAATATTAATGAAAAAACTATTTACTATTTGCCCTGACCTGCGTAAGGCTTTCTGTAGTTCTTGCTACCCTTTGACGAGGATGTCTTTGTCTTTGCGTGAATACCCTTGTTATTCTTCTTGGGCTTACTCTTAAATATTGTTACGTTTAGTGCCTTTGCCATAAGTTTAAATTATCTCCCAAATATATACTTAAAGTATAAGAATCCAATGATTAATAAACTCTCTAATATAAATGCAGTAACTAGCCACGATGGGTAGGTTACTTTTGTAATAATTTTTGCAGAATTGGTGACGTTAGAAGTTTCCATATAACGATACTTTTTCTCATATACACTTCTAATAGAGTCGATGTTTACGGTGGCTTGAATCTTGCCTCTGTAAGACCTTATAATTATCTTTCCTTGTGGTAGTGTTATCTTGCTATAGAAAGTCGTTAAGATGCCAGCAGAATCGCAAGGATTGTCTATAGTTAGCGTGTCGTGGATAGCGTTAAATTTAACGATTGTTCTTTCGTTTATAATCGTATCAATGCGTATCTTTTCGGATACAACTGTTACTACCTTAGATGGCTTGCAAGAACCAAGAAATATGATAAATAATAGTAAGTAAATCGGTAAACTTCCGAATTTGGCTAGTTTATTTTCCATAATTTGTCAAATTTTGATAATTATTTTCCATTATATTTTTGATAGTTGAAAGTGCATACCATCTTTTCTTTTCCATATTCCGCCCCAATCAAATCCTGAGCTTGTAAAGCATTCTACAAACTCTTTAGATAATTTAGGCATTTGATTAAGTCCGTTTTCAAAAGCGTTTACGTCCACAGCCAAACCCCACGAGTGTAAGCTCATAGAACTCAAGCCTCGCTTCTTTCTAATATTAAAGCATCCATCCCACGTCTTTAATTCATTGACACAATTAGTGTCTATGAGTTTTTTAAATGCGTTAGATAATGGAACAACCATATCCTTATTACAATAAATACGCTTAGGAATTACTCCTATCTCTAGTTCGCTTGGTACGTCCCACAGGACCATATTCGGGTTGCTCGCACTCGGCATCCCATACTTCTTCATTGCTTGTTGGCTCGTAATCATTTTGTTTTGAAAATTTAGATGCGGTAGCATTAATTAACGATGCTGATATAATAATTGCCATTAGGTTCTGTAAACCACTATTGTCAGGATAATATATAAAAGCCCCGAAAATAACAAAAGACCCAATTATAGAAATGAGCCTTGTGTGAGAATATACTTTTTTATGTTTAAAGAAATCAGTCAACATCTTTCTTAGTCTTGAGAACTTCTTCTGTTTTATGATAATAGTATCTAATAGCAAACGAACCTGATATAATTGCAACTACTCCCGCTATAATTCCTACAAAACTTTGAATACTTGCTAGGGAAACTGCGGCACTAATTAAACTAAGAGCTACGTTTACTATTCCTGTTTCTGGACTACTATTATTCATTTATCTTGTAAGTTATGATACAAAGATAAACCACTTTAATCCTATCTCAAAATCTTTTTATAGGTAATCTCCCAATCTTTTTGGAATCTCCAAATATTATACACTAGGAAGGCGATAAAACTTACGCATACCGCCCCCCAAAATATAGCAAACCAAATTAGTTGGTTATCAGTCATTATCTTTAGCCAAGTATTCCTTAACTAATTTGAATACTAAGTTGTAATTCCCTTCAGAATCAATCTTCTCTAAGTCGCTTACAGTCAAAGGATTGTATTCAACCTCTTCTTCTTCAGATAACAACTTAGCCCACTCGTCTTGGAATTCAATAAACTTAGGGTTAACCTTTGTTTTCTCTTCGTCTAAGAATGTTTCGATTCCGATACTCCCATCCTTCTCTTCGCCAAACTTCTTGATAAGTTCGTCACGCAAAGTTTCGATAGTTTTCTTCTTAGCAGTTAACTTATCAGATAACTTTGTTAGCCAATACTTAGTAGCTAAGTTCAATTTCTCTTTAAGAAATCCTGATAAAATTTGTTCTCCTGATTGAGGATTTACATAGCCATTTAACTCGGCTTCTAATGTTAGCAATTCTGCTAATGACAATTTAATCTTTTCCATTCTGTTTGATTTAAAATTTTACAAATATAATATTAATTCTCCCATTTTTCTAACGGGCACTTTTGTTCTTTTGGACTATCTACGGGTGTATATATCTTACCTTGCAAGGGGCATCCACAGCTACCACATAAGAAGTAGTTATTAACTAGTCCTCCTGTCATATTCTTTACGTCAACCTCCTGTAGTGATGGGCAAGTAGAACAAACCGCAGAACGCTTGTCAGCTAATTCTTTCTGTTCGTCTGTATGAAAAACGGCTATACCCCAAGCCTTTGCAATCATTAGAAATTTATTCATCTCTCTTTTGTTTGGTTGTGCAAATGTAATCTGTTTTGTTGTGCAAATATAAGAATAAAAACAATAATATTAACAAGTGTATGCTTCTTGTACACTAGCTCCGTTACCGTAGTTGCTTATGGATACCGAATACTCATTTACGCAAGGAGTCTGTCCAATAACTCCCGAAGAGTTAGCGTAGAAACTAAAGTACCCTAGACCACCATTACAGTAAGTAAAAGAACCATCAACGTAGTATCCCTCGTCATAAGCAATGATGTCATATACCTTACATACCTGAATAGCTGTACAAGAACCTACTGCATTAGCATTGTTCTGCCCGTCGTTAGGGAAGTTAGCGTCAGCCGTTGCGTTAGCTCCTGCTTGATTAAGTATTCCTGTGTACGAGTAAGTGTTTGAGTAATTAACTACCCCTCCAACATATCCCGCCCCGCAGTTATTTCTTGTAAAGTTTTGACTTTTGTAAGCATAGAATGTACAAGGGTCTCCTCCGAATTCATTAGATGTGAATTGTACCTCGTCTGCTCCATTTCTATATTGGTATTGGTCTCCGCCTCCACATCCATTTGTATCTTCGTATACGTTGTAATTTGTTCCATTAAAGCATCTAACTCCTCTAGATATACCATAACTACTATTTGTGTTGCAACCTCCTCTTGATGGCTCTGTCGTTCCTACGCTAGCTCCATTAACAATGTATCGCCCACCTGTTCCAGAACATCTATTTCCGTCATAATATACTGTAAATGTTGTGCAGTTTACGCAAGTATCATAACCTGTAGGAGAAAGTTCTTGTGAGCCTGCGTCGCAACCACAGTTGATTCTATTTGTAGCCCCTGTAGCAACTCCATTACAATTATATTTCTGTACAAACACCTTGTCTCTATTGTCGCAAACAAAATCTGTATAGTATGTACCTTGACAATTTTGATTACAACCGCAAGAATTGTATTCTGTTGGTGTTGTATTTCTATAAGAACCATCGCAGGTATTTCTTTCTCTGTTGCCTAAGTAATTACATCCATCGCAAACAGGGTCTGCAACAAAACAACAACAAGTTCCGTTAGCGTTAGCAAAGTTCTGCCCGTTAGCGTTTACGTTTGCTACTGCCATATTATAAGCAGCCGATGCTGCAGAAGCTACCGCTGCTTCGCAAGATGTTGTAGACACAGCAGAAGCATACTGAGTAGGAGATGGGTAATTTACAGTTCCATTACCATAGCAGTTAGCTCCACAGTTATTCCTAGTAAAGTTAGCATCATAGTTGCCCGTTATATTAGATGCAGTCCAAGTACAGAATCCTTCTGCATTAAACTTTGCTTGCAAGCCTGCTTCATAAGCAGCGTTTGATATATTTTGTGCTTGAGTATTTGCGTCTGTTTGAGAAATAGTTGATGTGTATGTCCCCGTTGTTGTATAAGAAGGATATCCTGCCTGATTTAAATAAACAGTACTTCCTGCTACACTTGTCTGAGGATAGCAATTATTAGTACAATTTAACTTAGTTCCTACTGATGGCAGAGTTGTAGTAGCATTTCCTACAAAAGTACAAGCTCCGTTAGAAGGTGGGGTGGTTCCTACACTTACATTATTTACATAATAATGGTCTATAGTAGTAGAGTTAACATTTGTATCCCTAAAAACCTCATACGTTACTCCAGAAGAACAAGTGTAAGACCCTTGTGGTGTTAATGTAGGAGTTCTCTTAAAGTCAATGTAGTTAGTCTTAGTGGCACTTGTAGCAAAAGAGTTGGTTCCAGATACACTTGCAGTATTACTAATATTAGTATTTTCTGATGTAGCCCTTACTTTTATTTTAATAGGATAGCTGCCTTGATAAACAACGCTGTTAGCATTTGCATTTACAGTAACAGTTTGCCCTGATACAGTTGCAGTCCATCCTGGGGGTATTTCAGCAATAGAGACAAATGTTACTCCTGATGGTAAAACGTCGGTAAACACTACCCCCGTTGCAGCAACTGTACTAGAGTTAGAAATTACTATTGAGTAGTCAAACTCTTGATTAAATGTTATTGTTGTTGGATATGGGTTTGTCTTTGTTATTGTTAAAGACGCATAATTCAAACTAATATAAAAGTCGGAGCTTAGTGGCTTATTAATAGCATACGGAGTTGTTGATACCGTTGGTAAATAAACTATAGCAGGCGGAGGTGCTCCATTGTCCCAACCTGAATTCAAATAAGAAGTCATCAATACGCTTATATGATAAGCGGTAGGATTGTTTACTATATCGTACCCAAATACTTGTGCTGTAATAGTAATGGTTAAAGTGTTACCAACCAATGTAGCAGCTGTACTTGGTGTCATAACACTACCATTTTTAAGATGAAGCACTATAGGCTGCCCTCCTGACAAAACACAAGACAATCCGTTTGGAATTGTTAATGTAAACACAACGTTGCCTTGTGTGACTAATGGACCTGTATTTAAAAAATGGAATGCGTAATAGAATTGTTGTCCAATTGTATAGTTAGATGCCTGACTTCCTAATGAACCAGAAGAGGTTTGAGATACCCTATATCCTGTGCTATTAAAGTTAGCTTTATTGTTATTACTTAAAATATTATACGCAGCTGGCAATATAGTCCTTGCCTCGTAACCGATGTTGGGTCTAAAGGATACTATATCTCTTCTTGCAATTAATTGTTTAGCTGTCTTTGCGTAAAAATAAGGAGCGGTACTTGTGCTATCAAGATAAACTACTCCCGCTATCCTTTCCTTAGTTAAAGTTTTTTTAGCATTACCTGTTGCAACCCAAGTTCCGCCCGTATATGTTGCAATATTTGATATATTGACATTTGGAACTAGTTTTTCATCATTAACTGCGTCGATAACATTCTCGTCAGTAATGATTTTTAACGCAGGAATGGTATCCCAATTAGTTGGCATTTAATTTTCTTTCTAGTTCTGCAATACGCTTCTGTAAAGATAATATAAGTAGTGTATGTGTGTCTGTATAGTTAACAGATAAATATCCTTCGGCATCTGTGTTAACTAACTCAGGACATAAATCGTGTACCTCTTGAGCTGAGTATCCGTAACGAATCTTATCTTTATCGTGGGTAGTTCTTAGATACTTAATTACATCTAATTTAGACAAATCTACGTTAGGATTTTCTCCTAGTACCGTCTTTAGTCGAATGTCAGAAGATTCAAAGAATGCATTTGCTGTGATAACAAATCCTGTAGCGTTTGAACCTATCGCACAAACTTGTGCTAATGAAGGAACTGCCCCTGCTGTAGAGTTTATTGTTACTACTCCCGAACTATTACTAATTGTTATTCCTGTCCCTTCTACAATAGAGGTAACTACATTTGCATAATAAGGAATACTTAATGCTCCTGTGGCGGAGTTAAATGTTGCTTGTACGCTTCCTGATGTAATTAAGGGGGTAGTTAATGTAATAGTTGCTTGCTTACCATTAAAGGTAGTCCAATCAGTTGAAGATAAGTACCCATTTGTTGAAGTAGTTGCCTGAGTAATTGATATTGCATTAGTAGTTCTAACTAACGGAGCAGTAAATGTTAATACACTTTCTTTTCCATTAAATGTATTCCAATCGGTACTTGAAAGATAGCCATTAGAAGACGTTGTGGCTTGCGATATACTATATAATCCATTTGAATAAGATAATGGAGCAGTCGCACTAAATAGCTCCTTAATCGAAGTGCTCGTTCCGTTATAAGGAGTATAACCTAAAGCATTAGTAACGTCAGACGATACTAACGAAACATCCCCTGTTCTACCAAATACACTTGTAACCGTATCTGTAAACGAGGCAGTTAACGTAGTTCCGTTCTGCTTAGTTAATGTTATTGTCTTTGTTGTTGTACCGCCTACAGCTAACGTTATAGCAGACCTGTCATACGCTGTATTCCAATTAGAGATGTTAGTATTAGTAATACCAAACGAAGGGGATGCTGTAAAGATTGGGTCTGTCTCAGCGTTAGAAATTTGCTGATAAGTAATATTAGTTGTCCCAATAGTTATAGCAGTTAGGTTTGTATTTCCGTACCTAACGTTAATAAAAGTACCTGCTGTAATTAAGTACTGATAGCCTCTAAGTTCTGCGTCAGTATCTGAATCTGTAGACCTTGTCCAACCTCCCGACGCTGCGTCATAGACACCGTTCTCAGTAGCATTTGTTTGCCCTATAACAAGGATTCTATCTCCCGCTATAGGAGTATATCCATTGACAGCAGAAAGTCCGCTAAGACCAACGTTTGAGGTTGCTACGGTCTTGATAGAAGCTCCAAGTCTTAATCCTGTTAAGACGGTGTCGTCAACGTACTGCTTAGAGGCTGCGTGGGTTGCATCTACAGGTGTTACAGGAACATTTACGTTTGAGGTATATGTCCAAGTGTTGTTAGCTGTAATGCCCGCTGCGTTGCCAATAACAGGAGTAATTAAACTTGTTGAAGCTCTTACTGTACCGTTAACATCTAATGTGTAAGCGGGAGTATTTGTTAGAATACCTAACCTATTGTTGGTATCATTCCAAAAGAAATGGGCAGGGTCTGAGGCTAAGGTAGTTCCGTCTGAGAACAGTACTGAGCCAGTCACAGGCATTGTAAAGGTTGTAACTAAGCCCGTATCGCCAATACCAAGTATCCTTGTCTTTGTAGTGGGTGTAACAGGAATTAACCCCGCAATGATAAGCGAGAATAAGTTAATAATATTAAGCTTAGTAGCGTCTCCTAAGTAGATAGTCTTTAGAGTAGAACTTGCGGAGGCTACTAGTAGGCTATTTATCCTGTACCCGTTAGGTAAGCTAGATGAGCCTATGTTAATTGAGTCTCCCTTTACGTCTAATAGGTAAGAAGGTGACTTTGTATTTAACCCGATTTTGTTAGCGTTCTGATATGCAACAGAATTGATTAAGTTATCTTGGGAGGCGTTAGCCATCGTAAGATAATTAGGGTCTGCCTCTATAGCTACGCTTGTCTCAATGGTAGTGTTAATAACTTCCGCTTTAGGTTGCTTTCCTGAAGGGATTACAACGGGGGCAGAGACTACAGTAGTGGTGGTTGCTGATATAAAGTCAGATACGGGAACAGATACTACTGCCCCCGCATTGTCAACCATCATAATTGAAACTATATTATCGGGTATTTTTGCCATTATACTGTAGGTGTTGGTTCTACAATTGGTTCTTCAACGATAGGAGCTTCTACTACAGGAACCCAAGGCAAGTGTTTAACCACCACAGGCGGATTGATTTGATTATCAATATCCTGCTGTAGTCCTGCATCAATAGATGCTGTATCGAGCCCATTTTCCAACCAGCCACATACTTGCTCAAATGTCAAGTCAGGATAGGCAGTAAAGTCTGTCTCAGAAGGAGTGGCACACCCCATTGTTCCATAAGAATACGCTGTGTATTCTCCTTCTACTGCTGTTCTACCATAGTGAACTGTGATAACCACATCAGTAAGTCCGTCGAGAGTCGGAGCTGTATCAAGTTGATATACGCTCCAAAAAAAGTTTGTCATATTATTTGTTTTTTAATAAGTTAATTTCTGTAGATAATTCTTGGATAGCTTTAACAAGTACAGGTACTATTTTGGAATAGTCAACGCCTTGCATTCTTTCTTCATCTTTTTGTCCTGTTACTGCATAAGATAATATTTCAGCAAATTCGTGTGCTACAACTCCATACATTCTTGTTTTATCAGACTTCCATTTGTAATCGTATGTTTTTATTCTGTTTATTAAATCAATGCCTACAAAGTCTTTTAAATCTTCTTTTAATCTGTAGTCAGATGCTGTAGCATAGTTAGTTGTTGAACCATTAGTGCTAATCCCTCCGACATAAGTGCCATTTACAAAATGAGCAGTAAAATCACCACTTGTATAACCTGAAGCCTTTGACCAATAATGATTTGAGTTGTTATTAACTTGTGATGAAGTTACACCCCCACCAATTGTTACACCTACGTTTACAGATGAACCTGTACCATTTCCTGTGGCATTTGTAGTTCCAAATAATACTGAACCCCCACTTAAAATTCGCATACGTTCACTTCCATTTGTATAAAATGCTAAAGGAATATTTGCCTCTACATTCCATCTTACTTGAGTATCGCTCCAATCTATATATCCAAGTCTTGTAACTTTATTTGTATTATAAAATAATATATCGGAATATCCACTTGCTCCACTACCTATAAATTCCATATTATCGCCAGTTGCCCCTCTTTGAATAGATAATAAGGATGCAGGCGAACTCGTTCCAATTCCTACGTTGCCAGCAGAAGTAATTGTCATTCTTGCAGTTTGGTTAGTACCAAATTGTAAAGCAGTATTTGAAACTGATTGCAAAAGTGTAGCATAAGCTAAACTTCCAATCATTAAATCTGAGCCTACATTATTTTCTATCCCAAAGGACGCAATTCCCGATGTATTAGAGGCTCTATAAGCATTAACTGAACCAGTTGTTGCACCATTACTATTAAAATTTGCAGACGAACTACCCAAACTACTTGTAACACTACTCGAAAACGTAGCTGCGCCTGTGGAGGCAATAGTTAATCTTGTCGTACCAGCATTTTTAATTAATAAAGCTCCTGAATTTTGAATAGAAAATATTTCATTAGTAGCATTATCTTCTATGATAAAAGCATAATTTGTAGATGTTGAACTTGTTGCTCTTAATAATAAAGTTGTACTAGCGTATGTTGCTCCACTTGTTGCTAACCCTAAATTTGTACCATTATCAAATATTAAACTATTACCAATTGTAGTACTTGAAGTAAATTTAGCGTGATAATTAGTCGTTCCACTTAATGTAGCAGCCTTAGCATTTAATTGAGTTTGGATAGCACTTGTAACTCCCTTTACATAAGATAGTTCTGTAAGTGAAGGATATGTTGCAACCGCTAAACTTGCTATTGAAGTTGTACTATTAAAATAAGCCAACTCATTTATTGTACCCGTTCCCGTTACGGGATTGGTAATAATTGTTTGGTAAGTACTTGATGCACTTGCGGTAGTTAAATAAGTGCTATTGTCGTAAGATATAGTTGTACCACTTATTTTAACAAATCCCGTACCATTTAAAGCAGGTTGCCCACCTAAACCAACTAACGTATAAGTTGGAATATTCAGTACGTTAGAAACTAATGTAGCCGCACCACTTGAACCTGTAACTGTTAACGAAGTAATTCTGTTAGTATAAGCCGTATCCCAAGTTGCAATAGATGCAGTTGTTGGTATCTCGTAACCAGCAGTTAGACTAAATACTCCTGTTGTATTGGTATATGTAAGTCCTGTAGCAGAAGAAGATAGCCCCGTTAATGTTATATAATTAGAACCGTTTGTTAGTTGGCTATTATTAGTAGGAATTGTTATTACTCCTGTTGTAGAATTATATCCTCCACTTCCTGCTACAAAACTTAATGACGCTAATGTTATGTAATTAGAACCGTTTGTTAAATGAGTGTTGTTTGTAGGAATTGTTATAACCCCTGTAGTGTTATTATATGCTCCACTTCCCGCTACAAAACTTAATGCAGTTAAAGCAATATAATTATTTGGGTTAGTTGCATTATAAGGTGTAAAACCTAACGTTGTCGCAATAGACTTCTTTTCCCATAAACTATTAGATGTATTATATGCTATAATATCATTATTAGCAGGAGATTGAGCCGATACATTATGAATCTCATCTAGTTCATATCCGTTCTGAATCTTAACTTCTATCTGTCCTAATGAAACGTGGCTTCTTGTAACAATACCTATGTAAACTAAGTGGATAGGGGCATATTGTTTTGTAGCAGTATATGTTCCTGCAACGGTTCCTGACAAGTAAAGTTGTTGCCCTTCAGTAAATGCAGAAGTATCTAATCCAACTAAGTCTCCTGTTATTACAACGTAGCCTTCCGCATTATTAGCAATGTTTGCTTGACATAATCCAAAGGTCTGTGCTGACGTAGAATCTCCTGTAGCTAATGCCTTGCTTACAATAGGATTGTTTCCCGTAGCACCACTTATGTAGACAACCGTTCCCTTAGTTAAGGTAGCACCTGTCTGATTTCTTACAAGTCTAACTAAAGAACCTGACTGCCCAGCCACAGGGAAAGTAATTAAACTTCCATCTCCCGCCACATATTGAGCAGTTGTTCCCGTAGGGTTTGGATAGTAAGTAGCGGTATCATAAGAAATTGTACCTGCAATAGATTTAACAAAACCTGTACCCGATAAACTCGCTTGCTTGGCGTTTAATGCGGTCTGTAAGTCAGTTTGATTAGATAATGTTCCTGTGATACCACCCCATATAGTTCCAACCGTAGGGGAAACCTCAATGTAAGTAGCCCCGCTCCAGCGATATATCTTGTTAGTATCTAATGCAACGTATATCTTACCCGTCTCTCCTGTAGCAGGTAGTGCCGCTAAGTTAGCAAACTCCAACACATCGTCTACATAAGAAGGCAACTGAGTAGAAGGAACTAATCCTCCTCCATCTAAGGAAGCGTAGCCATTAGCAATACCTTTATTCGCTGCGTTCTCAGGTGTAAACCCTAGGGCAGTAGTTACGTTACCACTTGTGATACCCGTTATGTATCCAGCCCCATTTGTAATTTGATTGTTATTAGTAGGGATAGTTATAACACCTGTAGTATTATTGTACGCTCCACTTCCTGCTGCAAAACTTAAAGAAGTCAAGGCAATATAAGCGGACGGATTTGTTGCGTTGTAGGGGGTATACGTTAACGCAGTTGTAACATCAGAACTTGTTAAGGTGATTGCACCAGTTCGTGTATTAAAGCTCGTTACACCGCCTTGATAAGCGGGAATATTTAGGACTCCTGTAGTATTATTATAGGTAGCACTTCCGCTTGTTCCTGTAGTAGTAAGACTTATGGCAGCTCGTGCTCTAGCGTCTGTGTAATAAAGGTTAGTTACCTCCGTAACCAACGCTGTAGTATAGTCTCCCGCTGTAGGAGTGATAGCACCTGTCCTAGAATTAAACGAGGTAACACCACTAGCTATAGTCCAACTCCTATCAGCAGACAAGTCAAAGCTAACTCCATTAATGGTTAGATTTCTATTGGTAGGAACTGGCGTATAAGTTAATGCTGTTGTGACATCTGCACTAGACAAAACTATCGCACCAGTCCTAGTATTAAAGGAGGTTACACCCCCAATATAAGAAGGGATATTTAATACCCCTGTTGTATTATCGTAAGTAGCTGCTCCTGTAGTGCCTGTAGTAGTTAAGCTTATAGAAGTCCTAGCTCTTGCACTAGTAAAGTATAGGTTAGTGTTTTCAGGTACGTTTGCAGTATTTAATGTAGCCAAAGCCCCTGCTCCCGTAATATATTGAGCTGAATTACCCGTTGCAGCTATAGCAAGCGTACCTGCAGTAGTTATAGGAGAACCCGTAATACTAAATGCCGCAGGAACAGTTAAAGCTACACTTGTAACAGTACCTACGTTAGCAGTAGCACCTGAAGCAATCCCATCTAACTTAGTCTTATCAGACGCACTCATCGCTCCCGCACTACCTGTAGTAGCAGCAGCTAACGAAAGAGCCTGAGTAGAGATGCTTAGTCCATTAGCAGTACCAATGGTAACAGGGTTATGAAACCTTGAGTCGTTACCTTGAGCAAATGTATTTATTAGTGTGCCAAAGGTAGGGGAGTAGGTAATATTATTATTTGTAACTATAGGCACTAGTGCCGCATTCCCCGAAACAAATGTTAAAGTACTTCCTAGTGGAACAGCGTCTGTATTTGTGCCGTCAGATATATTGAATGAGTTAGCCCCCGAAACAGCTAACGAAAATGTTAGCATCTTAGTTGACTGGTAGGTATATGTTCCTGAATAAGGCTCAAGTATTGACAACAACTCTCTTAGGATAGGCTCAGAACCATCTTGTGTGGTGGTCTGGTGCATAGCAATCAAGTGAGAATATAACGCAATAACTAAGTCATACTGCTCACTTAATAAATTAAATTGCGTGTCATTAGTCTCCTTATATGCATCTATAATTACCCTATAAGCATTAATCTTTTGAACTAACTCTAGTTGATTAGGACATTTCCTAATATCAAACGTCTTAGAGAAAGTTCTTGTATATAAGATTGTTAGCCAAGCGTTAGAAGTATGGGTATAGGCTACAGATACAGCACTTGTAGGAGTATAAACCCCCTCATAATAGTTTGCTCCAGAAACAACCGTAACTGTATTTGTTGACGTAGATGTTACAGGAGAGCTAGCTGACACCTCAGAAGTGCTAGGGAATGAACCAGTAATAGTTCTTGTAAGAGCCCCCGTAAAACTACCAATAGGAGAATAAGAAGTAAGGTCTTTAAATACTACTTCGGGAGTAATAACATCTGAGAAGTTAGTAAGTCCATTACTTGGTTCAACCCAATTAAAATCAAATGTTCTTACTAATGGGGTCTGCCCAGCAGAAAGATTATTTATAACCGCATAAGATATAATATAAGTACCTGTAACTACGTTGCCACTTGCATCTACTTCGCAAGGAACATCTATAAAATTTCCAGCAGTAGATATATCAGGAGTACTAAAGTCAGGTAAGTTTCTAACAACTCCGTTAGGAAACTCTACTTTAAAGCATCCTTTGCCGTATGTAAAGCCTGTTGAGGTGTCTGTTAAGCGAATAACTTTTGTCGCAACGCTTATTCTAAACTGTATATTGAATGTTACTGCCATATCAGAGCCAAGTATAATTTGTGTAAATATACTATAATTTATTAACCTATAAAAAAAGAAAGAGACTACAATATGTAGCCTCTTCTAATTAACCTAAACCAAACAAAAAAATGCCAATCCTGTGACGGATTTAACCTAATCGGTTCTTGATAGCTTCTAGCTCATCTGGGGCATTCTCTTCTAGGTAGTCGGCTAAGTCCTTAATGTAATTCTTATTCGGAGCTTTCTTGTACTTCATTAACTCCTTTCCTGTCTCAGACCAAGAAAATACTTGGGCGTTAACGTCGTTCTTAATTACACCTTTCTTGATAGCTTCTTTAATCATTGTCTCTAAGCTAAGTGAAGCCCTCTCAACAATATCCATAAACTCTTCAGGATTCTCCTCTGAGAAGTCCTCTAATTGGTTCCGAATCTCTTCAATTGTCTCCGCATCAATTCCTAATGCCATTGCCACTTCCTTCGCTCTCTTGTCGTCTAATTCTAAAGCCGTGTTAACTGCCTTAACAATTAACTTACGTAAACTTCTTTCCTCTATAGCTTCTTTCTTGTTGTCTACCCTATAAAAGATAGCCTCATTTTCATCGTTTTTATCCTTGTTAGAAGAATTAAAGTTACATAACTCTACAAACTGATAAATCTTTTGGTGAGTAGGATTACTTCCATTTAAGAACAAGTAGCCTAAGTTAGATGCCGTAAAAACAATGTTTAAAAATACTGGATTACCATCATTGTCTATTCTTTCAATAGCTGCAATAGTAACAAATTCACCTTTAGCCTTGTCGTACACTACATCTGTAGATGGTATCTGATAGGCTGCAGGCATTAAAAACTTGCCAAAATTATCTGGGTCAGGTCTTACATTAAGTACCCTGTAGCTAGCCCTTTCGTCTGGTTTTAATTTTTTCTGCATACTAGCAGAAAACTGATTGTATTCTGATGCTTTCATCTTTATTATTGTTTGGTTTTAAAATTATTTTTTAAAAAGAGGAGAGAATTTCTTCTCCCCCCTTCCTAATTAATTGCACTAGGTAAACTAAATGTTATACTTAATGAAGTGCTCATTGCCTACCGACTCAAATCCTTCGATAGAGCTGTACACGATATCAAGTGTATCAGTATCAGAAGTAGGAGTTGGGGCTAACCCTCCAAGCATCTTTTCTCTAAAACGAGAATTAACGCCATCAGCCATCTCTAGGTAACGAATCATCATACGGTCTACTTGACCACCGCCTTGCTCAACCTTAATCTTTCCTGCAGGAACTAAGTAAGCTTCTTTAGCGTAGTTTACGTTAGTTGCAGTAGAAGTAACTTGAGGATGAGATAAAGCATTTAAACGCTTCTTGTGGAAAGTACGTCCGAAAGCAGCAAGAGACTGAACGCCTAATGCGATAGCTACATCTTTCTTACCACCGAATGCTCCGTAGTTAATAGCTCCGTTAATGAATTGAGTAGCACCAGTAATTGATGTATCAAAAGCATTATCAAAGTCAGCACCAGCCCATAATTGATACTCAGAAGGGCAACGGTTAGCGTCCATCAAACGAGACAAAGCAGACAAGTCAGACAAAGCAACTGTACCAGCAGATGCAACGTTAGAAGTAATACCTCCAGCGTTGATGATAGTATCACGCAATCCACGAGTTGTGTTGATTGCATTACCAGCAGCATCAGTTAAGCCAGCAGACTCACGACCAAACAAGATAGAATAAAGGATATCCATTCTATGCTTCAAATAAGCATCGTGTTGTTGCTTTAAGAAGTAGTAAGGCTTTCCTTTAAATTCAACCTCAATCTTAGAACCGTAAGCGATATCTGTAACAGATGTCTTAGTCTTGAAGATTTGAAGTTTGTTAGAACGCTTAATCAAATCTGATTTACGCATTTGGTTAGAACCAGTTCCTTCAGCATATGCATTAGAGAAGAAAGATAATTTCGCTCCAGTTGCAGCCGCAGGAATTGCGTCAGCAGAGTTAACAGGCTTGATAGTAAGAACAGAATCAGTAGCTGAAGAAGCTGCAGAAACATAACCTACAACACCGTTAGCGAACAAAATTAATTCTCCTACTACAGGCTTAACAGAAGTTGAACCAACAATAGTGATGTCTACAGAAGCACCAGCAGCACCCGCAGAAGTCCCTGGAGTTTTAACTGTAGCCATTGCATACAAGAAGTTGTTTTGTACTGTGAAGTACTCAGTTTGAGCAGTAGCCTTAGCCTTACCTGTCCAATCCATAATATCAAGCATAGACGCTTCCTCATCATAGATGTCAAGAACGTCCTTTAAAATTTCACGCTGCTCTAGCGTGTTTGTGAAAGAAACCGTAGATAAAAAACTACGGTCAATATTACCTGCTCCAATAGCCATTTTAGTAATAATTTAAATGTGAATAACTTATTTTCTTACAGTCATTCCTCTTAAAAAGTCTACAGGGTTATCGAAAGGGTTTGTATTTTCGTTACTTTCAATAACTTCCTTAGAGTTTGTCGGTGGAGTGACATTTTTCAATTCAGCCTCCATCATTTTTCTGCCAAGTGATTTACCGTGTTTAATTAGTTCACTTATAAATTGTGTTGGATTCTCAGCGAATGCAACAACCTTAGTCCATTTATCCCAATCAACTTGTCCGTCCTTAGCAAAAGTAGATAAAAACTTACTTGAGTCTAACGCGTAATCTACAACTTTAGTAGTGTCGCCAATTTGGTAGTTAATACCTTCCCCATTAGCTTCAACTTTAATTAAGTTGTTTTTAACAACTCCCGATATTCCACTTTGAATAATCTTTCTGCTCTCAGCTTGCTGCGCTTCTAATTCTTCTGGTGACGGTTGTTGTTCTTGTTGTCCTTGTCCCTGTGGCTGTATTGACTGAATGAATTGCTGTTGCTCTTCTTTCAAGGCTTTACGTAACTTACCTGCATCTCGCTTTAGTAGTGCGTTACCAACCTCTGTGTCATCCTCGTCGTAGGATTCAAGATTATATTTATCAAGTTCTTTTTCAAAAAGCCTATTTCTTGCCTTTTCACTTAGGTCTGAGTTCTCTTTGTCAAAGTTGGCTTTTAATAAATCAACATCTGACATAGCGTCGTAGTCCTTGCTAGTGGCTTCTAGGAACGGTGTTAGATTTCCATACGTATCGTAGTAGTCTACCGCTTTCTTAATGAAGTCGTCCTTAAATTTATACTCAGCAGTTGGTTGTGGTTCTACAGATTCTTCTGTCGTAGTAGATTCCTCTTCAATGGTATCCATTGCTTGGTTTCCTATTTCTACGGCATCCTCTATAGGCTCTTCCTCCTGCGTGGTACTCTCGTCTAATTGATTCTGCTCGTTCGTAGAATCATCTTCAATAGTATCACCACTTCCTTGCTCTTCGCTAGTAGCATCTTCAGCAGAAACCTGCTCGGATGCGGGGGTGATATCTCTTGGTTTCTTTTCTTCAACGGTATTACTAGGTAATAATTCGTCTAAATTTATAGTATTCTCTTCCATTGTTTACTCTATTTTCTGTTTGGTGGTACAAAACTAAAACTATTTTTTCAATTCCGACATCTTTTGATTTTTTATTTGTTGGACAAATTCGCGGCTGTCTGATTCTATTTTGGATACATTTATTTTCCCTTCTATTCTACCTTGTTCCATTAATGCTTCTCCTTGTTGTTTTTGTGCAAGCAATTGAGACTCAAGTTGTTTCTCCATCTGGATTACCTGCATCTTAATTTGAGCTTCCATCTGAAGTGTTTGTTGCTTAGCTTGTTCTGCTGCCATTGCTGACTGCTGTTGAATCTGCCCGTTCATTTGTTGTGCTTCCATTGCCCTTTGTTGAGTCTCCTCTTGGTTCTTTTTAATTCTATATCCAAGAAGCACCTCAGCGTACTTAAGGTTCTCTAGGTTTTCAATCATCATAGCGTCAGCTAAGGTAATCTGGTTTGATTGGATAGCCTGCTCAATTCTTCTTGATAGTTTTTCTTTCTCAAACTCAGTTGGCTTCTGGCGTATCTTTAGTCCGCACTCGTATGCTGAAACCTCGGGGTCTAACTTAAAGAACTGAACGCTCTCGCTTCCTAGTGCTCTGATATAACCTGATATTGTGCCGTTTATTGCACTATCTTGTATCCTAAGTGTTAAATCATAACATAATCTTTCCAACAAGTCTCTTTCGGCTCTCTTGATAAAGTCTAATGAGTTGTTAGTAGACTCACTTGCGTACTTAGCCACCCCGTTTAATGTGCGTGGGTCAGGAGTAGAGCCGTCTGTAATCTCGTTAAATCCTAGAATGTCCCTAAGTAAATCAATATTCTGTTTAATAATATTAAAGTACTGTACAGCCTCGTTTCCAATACCGTTATCAAGTTCTTCAATAGGCTTGTAATTACTTGCTTGCCCTTCGTCATTTAATCTTCTATAAACTAAGTTACCTGTCTGATTGTATAAGTCTAAAATCTCCATTGGCTTTAATGCACGTCCTGCCTTTCCTAATGGAACGCCTTCGAGTGCACCAAGCTCAATCATAATACCTCTAGGTCTAGCCCTTAGCATTACGTTCTGTAGCTTGTACCACGCTAACTGTATTTGGTCAGCTAAACTCTTCATCTGGTCTCCTAGTGAGTAGGTAGCCATCTGGTACATATTAGGTGCTGCAATATGATAAGAAAGAGATGTGTCTGTTAACGACGACTTTGCTCTTTTCATATTTGTAGCAAGACCGCAGTCAAAAAATACATCTGAGCCTAGGACCCACTTTCCCTTGTAGACAACCTTGTAGTCTGTCTTAGAATACTTCTTATCTGAACGGTTAGCCTTTGCTTTCGCCGCCCTTCCTACGACTGTGTTGCCTTTGGAGTTTACTCTCTCTTCTAGCACCATTGAGTTATAAGAAAAGAACTCTAAGTCCATAACCTTAATTCTAAACCCGTCGTATATCCCGTCGTTGTTGTTATTGAGGTCTCGCATTGCAGAACTTGTATTATACTTGTTCGCATACTTTTCTGAAATCATTTGGTAGTCCTCGTCACTTATCTTGTCTCCTGCCATCTGCTTCAAGTCCGCAATTGTCATCTCGGTTACTTCGCCTACGTACTGAATGTCCTTGAAGTTAGGGTCAGTAGTGTAGCTCATTACCAAGTTCATTGGATTAATTCGCTTAATCTTAATGTTACCTTGTGCGTCAAAGTATTCCTTGTATCCCCCTATGCCCCAGTCGTGTAAGTCTTCTACAACCTTAACCCTTTCGTTATCAAACTTATTTAGACTCATTATAAGTTCAAGCCCCTGCTCCATCTCAATTGCCATCCTGTGCTTGTATGAGTAGTTCATATACATATCAAGCTCCTGCATACTAGATGCATCCATCTCTGGGTCGGGTACTATCTCTGGGTCTACCCCTTGTTTTTCAAATTCTTTTTTTAAGATTATCTTAGCAGCGTTGTCGGCATAAAATTTCTGCTTGTCGTCCTGTGCTACGGGGTCAACCGCGTCTACAGAAATAGAAAAGTCGGTTTTAAGCAAGGTAGCTAAGGCTATCCTCCTAAACTTAGGGATGATAGGGAGTATGTCCCAGTTAATGTTAATCCAAGACTGGTCCTCGTTGGCGACTTCCCTCGGCTGTAGCAACTTCTTGTATCTACTAACCGACTGTTTACCATACATATACAACTTAATCTCGTGGTACTTGTCCCTTCCGTTGTACATCTGGTTAGGGTAGTAGGTTGAAAAGTCTGACCACGCAGCCTTAATGTATTGAGCAACCCAATTCTTATCTTTTAGATTTGAGTCAATGGTGTGGCTAGGAAAGCCGTTGATAACTGGACTTGTTTCGTTCATAATTTTATAGGAATATCTCCCTTACGTCATATAACTTTACTTTCTGTTCTGCCTTCTGAGCAAACTTTGACTTACTAGCCGCAATTAACGTATAACCTGCAGCCATCGCCGCATCAAATTTAGTTGTTTTATTTATATTAAAGTGCAACCAGTCGTCTAATAATTCTGTAAAAATAACTTTCTTTAGGTTGTCTGTTATATAGGACTCCGTCTCTTCTGCTATCTGCTGGTGTGTCTTTACAGTTGCGGAAATACCGTACTTACTAGCATTAGGCATCTTTGTAAGAAATCTTTCATAACCCCTATATTCAAAATATTTAATCAATCCAACCTTGTTGTCCTCAGACAGGACCTCGCATCCAAAAAAATGGGCGAGCTTAATCATGTCCTCGTAAAATATTTCTGCTTTGTCTGGTCGGTTAATGTACTGAACTAAAAACGTTTCACTCAGCTCGTCTATAGCGTCATACCTCCTATATGCGTAGCCTGCTCCATCTGAACGCTCATTACTTGTGGTGATGGAATGGTCAAAGGGGTCAACTGCAATGGCGTACTTCTTTGTTTCCTTGGGTACTTTTTTAGTGCCGTAGTCCTCAACTTGGTTATAAAAGTTGTAGTCGTGGACATTGGCTTTGGAGTGGACCTTGAATTTACCGTTTGCTTTTTCAACAAACAGAACCCTTGTGTCCCTCTCTCCCTTTTCCCAAACAAAGTCCCCTTGCAAATATAGTTCTTTTTTATCAATCCAAGTGATACTTTCTTTTTGTCTATTTAACGCAAGTGCGTCGTAGATACAACTCTCTGCTTCAGAAAAGAAAGCCTCCTCAATAGTAAAGGGATTCTTGCGTATAAAGGAAGCTAAAGCCCTGTTGTCGTCCATCAAGGCGTTACGCTCTCCCATATAAAACTCCTTAGCTTTTTCTTCGTCAGGGATGCCGTACTTGTCGTAGAACAAGGTCTTATAGGCGGGCATAAAGTACTGATATAGACCCGACTTGGTTCTACCGTTAGTGTTCTTCTTTCTTTGGTCAGATGCCTGCCATAGAGCCTTGAAGGATTCCCCTCCGTCTTCCATCTCCTCAACAGTTGTCGTATATAAAGCCTTGCCGATAATAGTCTCCTCTTGTTGCAAACAGAACTGAACAACTTGGTGACGCTCATACACGTCAACGTTCTTTGTCTTACCCGCCTCGTCAGCTAGGTAGCGATGTAATTTCATTCCGTCGTAAGCAAACTTGTCAGAGGACTTGAATGTTATCATTGACTCTAGCTCTACCTTCTCGGTAAAGATGTCGTCGTTAGCCCCGCGTTTGTTTGTCTTAAAAAACCTAAGCTCCCCTTTGGGGGTCATGCCCTTTTCGGTGTCGTAGATGGGTATAAAGAAGTCGGGTAGGTATTTAAATGGCATAATCACTCCCTTAGCAAACACGTTGTCCTTGGCGTCGTCAAATGTCTTGCTTTGGATACCTGCGTTCTTGTTCTTGCTTCTAGAGGTCAACTCAAATAAGAAAGCTCCTGCTCTCATCGTCTTTCCCTGACGACGCTTGGTGACCTCAATCATCCCCATACAATTCGGGTCTTGGATGCAGTACTCTAAAAAATAAAAGAAATGCAAGTCGGTAATCCTAAACTCGGGGTATCCAACGTCTAGCTTCCAATGGGTCAAGTAGAAGTAATGGAGCCCTGTTAGATATGTTCCCCTTCCGTTGTTGTAAAACCACAAGCCATTAAGCCTTCGGTCCCATTCTTGGTTACGATAGTTCTGAAGCTCAGGGTTGTAGTACTCAGGATTATTCTTTTGAACTAATATCTCCTTCTTTCTCTTAGTCTCGTAGTCAGCAGGTGGCTGAGGTCTTTCCCAATACTGATAGGCAGGCTTAGCAGAACGGCTAAGTATATCCCTCTCCTCCCACTTGTTTGTCATTATGTTAAAGACAACCCCGTTAGGGGGGATATTAATTTTTATCCCGTTTAATTCTATCTCTCTATTCCTCTTGTGTTTACGATACATCTTATATGTTGGCTATTGACTCTGGGGTGTAGTTGATAATCTTGTCCTTCTCCTGCTTGTTGTCCCCAAAGATTTTGTCCTCGTAGGACTCAATCCTTTTTATGATTGCGTCGCACTCTGCCATTAACTTACTTTTAATTTCAAGGGCTTGCAACTTGTCCTTGTCATTCTTGAAATTTACGATAGGAGTCAAAAGTTCTTGTTGGTATTGCCACAGTACTTCCTCGTTGGCTGCGAGAATAGCCCATACCTTCGACGATTGGTAGCGGAGGTATACGTTGATATACCCAAGCAATTTATCGTTGCTTAAATCAAAGATTTCGAGCTTGCCGTCTTTTATGTTAGCCATCTCAGCACACTCCTCTTTTCTTTCTACGATGTCAGGTATCTTTAATCGCAGTGGAGACTTGATATCATAAAGCAATGCAATGTACCTAAGCATCGGAATGTCGTCGGCTGAGACCTTGCCAAATATCTGGTTAACAAGTGGGTTCTTGTGAAGGTCCTTGTCGTTCACGGGTAGTAGGATGCTGTTGTATTCTGAATCTGTAAATATTGCCATAAGATTAATAAATTAATTACTGTTTTGTCGGAGCTCGCCGAACCGCGCCGCCGCCCGCCAGTTCCTCTTTGCTTTGCTAACTAGATTTGGTGTTTAGTAAGACTGCGTCTTCCTTTTCAAACTCAAAAAAAAATCGCAACTCTATTGTTCTTTTTTACTATTATTCTTTATTACTATTATTCTTTATTACTAAGGGGTGCGATTTTCGAACGTTCGATTTTCGAAGGTTCGATTTTCGAACGTTCGATTTTCGTACTATGGTATTTTGTTTACATTGATACATTTTATACCTATACGCTTTCTAACTCCATCTTTTTACCAAATATATCAGATTGCCTAACTGTAAAATATTCTACATCTTCAATCTTATTTATAAAATTTGAGTTCTTAGCAAGTACTACCGTATCACCCTGCTTTACGTCCAATTCTTTTTGATTCAACAAGGGCTTGCCAATATAAGAAAGCTTCGCAAACTTGACAGACTTCTTCTTTTGAATTGAAGTGACAAGACCCGCGCCGCTTAGTGTCGCCTGTATCGTGCGACCCCCGACCTCCACGCTCTCAAACTCTTCCTCCTCTTCAACAATCTGACTACATAAAGTCCACCCTCCAACAGGTAATATATTGCCGTCCCTAACAACACAAAAAATCCAATAGTAAGGTACTTTATAACTATTGCCGTATACACAATTTGTTTCATCTGACGTAGTTAAATAATGAAAATAAACTTTGTCTCCAACTCTCACCTCCTGCTCTATCTCAAAGCCTTCCTCGTTGTAGCACTTGCCTTGCGGGATAGCCTCGACTATACCATAAATTCTTGCGTGATGTGTTGGGTTAAAAAGAGGGTCAATAAACACCTCTAAACTTCCGTGTTTGTAGGTCGAGTCTAATGCCTCCTCAACGCGTACGATGACAGCATTTACTGCTGATTGCTTGATGTTGTAGTTCATCTTATTAATTATTGTCTGGTTTGTAAATTCAAAGTTATATAATATTTCCCAATATATCCACCATACTTTGCGTCTAAGCAACTTAAATAGTTTAGACAATAGATTGCCTTAAGTTTGTTTTTTAGTAGCGTAGGGTTGTCGAAAAAGGGTTATATATATTATCCGACACCAACCAAATGAAAACGACAAACGACATTTATTTACCGAGTGGGGTCAACTTCCTTAATCCAAATTCCAAAATTCCTAGGACATTTAGATAGTTGTCTAATTAACTAATTCTATACTTAGCCATTTTGCTAATTAGTTGTTTAGCTAACTATATATTTAGTCAATCATCTAACCAAAAGAAAAACTATGTTACCATATATTAGAAAGGAAATCTATATTTCTATTGTATCATTGTGATACATTATATATTAGTAGGGAAATGTGGCTCTATGTCGTTTAAAGGGGGATAATCCCCTTCCACATACCCTTTATATAACAAAACCCGCATTAACTGTATTATGTAGGTGTTTATCCTACATCCATTTTAAGCCACCATATCTTTGATTTAAGAGACTTTACCCCTCTAAATGTCCAATCATAAGGGCTATGTCAAGATAATTGTTTACACGCAATTTCAGTACTTTATTACCGATTATTTCCCTTATACATATAGTATATAAAGGGGAGTTTCTTGATAAAGTACTATTTCGCTATAAATCTGTTGTACTATTCTAATAAAATGGGTATTTCGTCGACACATTCCTGTATTTCGTCGCTATTCTATGATATTATTATTGCTATGTATTGTATAAATAAAAAGGTTTAGTACATTTGTAATGTCGAACGAGACATATGGTTGCCACTACTTGAGTGGTGCAAAGGATAAGGGGGCTGAGGTGTAAATTAAGCGGGTTTCGTACCTAGCTGAGGAACGCTGATAAAGTAGGGTGTAAGTACTCGAAAAAGTCACACAGGTTTAGAGCCAACGCCCCCCGATAGTATGCTTAAAGCGTTCTTTGATTTATTGACTTATAAGTTATAAGCGTCACAGCCACGAAACGGCTGACTCCACAGGTAGATAGGGGACACCCCGCACCTGTACGCACTGAACTCCTGTGTTGTCGAGAGGTAGTCTAGCTTACTAGACGGACAAAGCCAAACCGCAACACTAACCGCAAGGTAGTTGACCCGAAAGCGTAGCAACGAATAGATTGGATGCAGGGCGGTTCGATTCCGTCCCTATTCGCTACACAACAATGTGTAAATATATCGATTCGGTCTAGGTTAACCGATACATTAAAGCTATGGCAACATACACAAAAACAGAAAAATTAACTCAGTCGCAAATCATTGACAGCATCAACGACAGGGTAATCGCAGGACTACAGGACAAGGGACTTAGTTGGTTCAAACCATTTAAGGACGGCGTAACAGGTAGCTTTCAAGCTCTCTCCGCATATGGCAGGGCTTACAAGGGTTGGAATCAATTTATCCTTTCGTCTATTGCTTTAGAGCGCGGCTGGGTCAACAAGTGGTACACCTTTGCACATATCCAAAAATGCGAGGGCTACATTAATAAAGGCGAGTCAGGTACTAACATCTTTATGTGGCAAATAAGCTACGCAGTTGAGCGTAACGGAAAGACCACGTTTTACCCTGTGTTAGCGAGCGTACCTGACGCCGACAAGAAAGACGCTAAGAAAGTATTCTACCTTAAGCAGTGGAAAGTATGGTCTATATCACAGACTAACATACCACACAGCACACCTAACCTGCCTGTGACAGAGGAAGAGACGGAGCTTGACTCCCACGCAGACGCTGAGGCTATCCTGCAGGGTTGGGGCAAGGTTGTCCCTACCAAGCACACGAATCAAGGGCGGGCTTATTACTCCCCGTCTGCTGACTTTATCCATATGCCTGAAAAGACATCTAAGATGTGGCAGTCAAGCGGTGACTATTACAAGGTATTCTTTCACGAGGCTATCCACAGCACAGGTCACAAGTCTAGACTTAACCGCCTTGAGGAGACCGCGCGATTTGGTAACGAGGAGTACAGCAAAGAGGAACTAGTGGCGGAACTTGGAGCGTTGTACCTAGAGACTATCACAGGAATCGATTGCCTAGTGGACGACTTCAAGAACAGCCAAGCATACATCAACGGATGGATTAAGGCAATCGCTAACGACAAGAACCTTATAATGCAGGCATCTAAGAAATCACAAGAGGCTGTAGCTTTAATATTATCTAACGTAAACTAATCTAAAACCTTGCGGAGTACAGGTCAACCGCTAACTAAAATCATGACTAAAATTATCTTATCAATCGTAGCGGTAGCGTTTACTTTACTTTACATCTTTTGTGCATTTGTATCTTGGGACTTAGGTGTCCTAGCCCACACCACAGAGGGCTGTCGCATAGGCTTTGTTTTATCAGGTCTATTCCTGTCAAGCATTGGAACTATTATATACTCAGAAACTCAAGAATCATAATGAGAAAGCTATTTAATCTAATCAAAGAAATCTACCAAACAGATAAACAAGGCTTATATTTTATGGTAGCGTGGGCGGTAATGTTCTACGTATTGTATTGGCTTATCTTACCTATAATTAGGGGCGTGTAGGTTCACGTTCCACTATCATCTTTAACCTCACGATGTATAGGCAATCGTTATATTATATTATGGAATATTGGAAAGTTATTGAAGGAAATCACAACACCCACACCGATGGGCTAAGTTTTGCAGAGGCAAGCAATCTTGCAATGGAATTAAATGATGATTTCCCAAACAAATTTTATTGTCCGTTTCCCGACCCCGACTACAGAGAACCACAACAACTGCGTTTCGTTCCAAGAGGTACGATGGATGGATGGGAAGACCAATTTGATTATTAAACTTAAACAAAATACATTATGAAAACACCATTTGAACAAGCAGTTGAACAAGTTAGACAAGGTCGAATACAAGCACCCAAAGTATTAATGGGGAAAATGGATATGGATTACTTTGCCTATCAGCTAGTAGTCCATAAATATAATCTAGGAATTATGGCTATGGGGATGACGTGTACAGGCGTCAAGTTTACAGACATCAAGAAGTACTACGGACTCAAGGGTCGGTCAGCTAAGGCTTGTAAGCCTGAGATTGAAGAGTTATTTAATAAGTACAAATCAAGTTTAAATCAATAAACCTTTAACCTCACGATGTATAGGCTAATCGTTGTATTATCTAATATGAGAACAATTGAAATTAACCTTTACAAGTTCGACGAACTTAATGAGCAGGCTCAAGCTAAAGCAATTAAAGCCCATCAAGAAAATACCAATTATGATTGGTGGGATTCTATCGAGATTAATGCAGAAGAAAGCGGTGTTATTATAGAATCCTTTGACACAGACAAGGAAGACATAAGCGTATCATTCAAGTGGGAGGCTCACGATGTAGCTAACGCTTTGGTTAAGTTTTGGGGAGCAGATAGCGACATAGGTAAGATATGTCAAACGTTCCTTGATAAAAGAAATGTATTATATAAAAAGTATGCGGGAGATGAGGCTAGTACATACAATGAGAAGTTGTATGAATCGGAAGATGAATTGGTGGATGATTTCCATGCCGACGTGTCCCATTACTTTCTTAAGCAATTAAAGAATGAGTTAGAATGGATTGAATCCGACGATTACGCAAGGGGATACCTAAGCGATATGGACTACGACTTTATGGAAGACGGAACTGAATATTAAACCTTTAACCTCACGATGTATAGGTCAATCGTTGTATTATATTATGACTAGAGAAGAAGATATTTGGGCTTGCACTGACTGCGGGCAATTGTACGGGCGTCACGATATGTGGTTTGAGGGCGAAATATGCGAGAAATGTTACGCAGAGATTAACTACGCTGTAGTAGACTACGACAAGATGCAGTTGACTCTATGGTTTAAAAAAGAAGAGTTTGTCTTTGACTTAACCAATGGCGACATCGGGGACTTTTGGGACGGGTTCGAGACATCAGACGAGGAGGTCTATGACGTTAACTACCTTAAAGAAAAAGGATTCGATGACGGCGTCGAAGTATTCGGAACTTTCTTAGACGAAGACGGGTGTTTTAATATAGACACATCTAACTCATACTTTATTAATATCAAAGAAAGAATAGGAGACGAAAATAATTATCTAAACTACAGAAAATGAAAGAGCAAATAAAGAACTTAAAGTCAATGATTGACGCCTGCTACGCCTACGAGGGAGCAGAGCGGGACTCGTACAACTACCATACATACATCAAACAATTTGAAGGCATATTAGGTAGCGTATTATTTGAGAAGGTCTATACAGAATACCTTCAGCACCTTAAGGATAATTTTAAAATAGTTGAGTCAATATACAAAGACTCCGACGGACTAACATACAACTCACTACAAGCAATATGAACAAGCAAATATTTAAGATAGGCAGGGCGGACGTAATCAAGTACTACGCCACCTCTCCAAGCGGTAAGCTAATCACACGCTACCAAGAGGACGACGGCTTTACGTCACATCGTTCAGTAATATCTAAGGTCGTGGAGGCTCTACCCGATTGGTACGACGAGGGGATGGTATACGTCCACATCGTATGCGAGGACAAGGGTATAGCTAAGGACATCGGCGTCAGACTACCTAAGTTCACGTACAACAATTAATCCCACTAGCAACAATAACCTCTCGATGTATAGGCAATCGTATACTAAAATGAATGTAAGAGAAATGTTTGAGGGCAACGACGCCCAAATAAAGAACAGCTACGCCTACATAATCGGCAGGTTTGCGTATCGTCGGATGTACACCAAGAACGAGACTCCAGAAGACCACGCAATTAAAAAGATTTGCGACATCTACTTTTATGCTCCTGAGATGATATCAGTCAAGCAGTTAGATTGGGTCATTAGGTACGCCACTAAGTTTAGGATTGAATATCCTATTACGTCGGCACAATCAGTGGTTTCGTCTACAAATTAGGTAATATATTAAAACAAGTACGTAAATTTAAATTCAACTAAACCAACAAAAATGACAAATCAGAGAACAAAGATTATCGACTGCATCATGGAATGCACTCTACCCGAGACACAAGCACACTCAATTGATTCAATAGCTAGGATGTACACCGACGACCTAGTGGATGTACTTATCACTGAGTATTATCTTTTGCGTGAGCAATACGACAATTTAATAATCAAATCAAACGAGGACTCTCAGAAACTTTTAGATAAGATAGAGCAACTCAATTCAAGGCTATGATGCACACACTAGACGGGATGTTTGAGAATCCAATGGATGACTTGAACAAGATTTTAAAGGATTTAAATATTAAAAAAACAAGAGGAGTAATGACAAAATTAGTATTATATATTAATCCATTTATTTGTACGATAGCTATATCGGCTAGGATTAATAAGGTAGAGGAGCGTTCGGTTACCGACTACAATCCATTTGACTACCCAAGCGTGTCTTATTTCTCTTTGGCAGACAGGACATTTAAGTTAACAGTGGATTATAACGACTCCTTTGAGGTACTTGTAGAAGACCACGACGATGGAACGGCTCAACCTATGACAATCAAGTACGTAAAATGAAGAAAGATAACACCTATTCAGAACTAATAGAATGTGTCGTGGCTATATTCTTTGTGGCACTTGCATACTATGTAATTGTACTACTATAAACTAATCTAAACTTATGAAAACATTACTAATAACGTCGGGGTTCACGTTCCTCGCATCACTTGTCGGTTGTTCTATTACAGAAGACCAAGCATTTAAGAATGACCTATGTGTCTTTGGGTTGATGTGTCTATTCTCGTTTATGTATGCGTCACACCTAGTCGGAACTAATAAACAAAATAGGAAATAATTATGAAAGAAAACAAAAGACTTATCATTGAGGCTATCGCCTTTGCAATATTGCTTGTGTCGGCTCTAATTATATGGGTCAATACGATTCTAAAGGAACCCGAAAGAACCTTCAAGCAAGAGCCATTAACGGCGTCACAAGTGGACGTTAAGATGTTAGAGTACGACGGCTACGAGAATGTATACAAAGAGATGGGAACTCTACAATCTGAGGACATATATCCAGAATCCATTGACAATAGATTATATACTACAAAAGGAAGATTAAAAAACAATTTAAATAAATGAACAATGTTTAACACGAACAGAAAGATTGAGTACACCTATATGGGAGGCACTAAGAAACTAGTAAGTAAGATTATTGACGGGGTTAGAATGGACACGTGGGTTACGAGCAGTGACCACAGAGAGATGTGCATCTACAAGATTCAAGACCATAACGTAAACCTAAGGGAACTTAGACAGGACGGAGACTCGTTTAGGAAGACCAAGTATAGGGTCAAGTATCTTTTGCTCCATAAAATTGAGATGGAAAACATTGGAGAGTTTATCCACGCGTCTGAGGACTACAGGACTATGTGGTTCACCAATCCGTCACACCCCGAGGGCAAGAAGATAGGCATACCTATTATGAACATTGTCTCCTGCGAAAAGGTAAGGGACTAGTGGCTCTGTCTGAAGACGACATCGCCTACTACAATGAATTTGTAGGGGCGTCTGCGTTGCATCAGCAATGTGACAGGGCGGTAATGCAGTTGCATAAACTGCACAGAGAGAGGGAGCTAGATGAATGGGCAAGAGTCCTAAGCTACGCAACACCTGATATGCCAGCGTTTGAGATTATCCTTAATAAAGTAGAGGACTTAGTGGACTCTATTGACAAGGCTAATGCAATACTAAAATTGATATAAATCTTATGAGAAAGACACCGATTAATAAATTAATCTTATGAGCAAGACTAAAATAAGCGGACACTTTGGGCAGGCACCTAACGAACTACTAAACGACCCTGCTATAAGTTTAAAGGCTAAGGGGCTTTATGTTTATATGCAATCTAAGCCCGACGATTGGGTGTTTTCTCTTGACAGGATTTGTTCACAAAATAAAGACGGCAAGGCGTCGGTTCGCAACAGCATTAATGAGCTATGCGACGCGGGGTTCTTGTCTAAAGAAAGGCTGAATAAAGAAGAGGGAGGGACTATTTATTTATATAGACTAACAGACCCATCGTTCGAAAATCGAACGTTCGAAAATGCGACGATGGGAAAATCGAACGTTCGAAAATCGAACGACTTAGTAATAAAGAATAACAGCAAGAAAGAAATAATAGAAACAAAGATAGTAGATGACCGATTCGAAAAGTTTTGGATTCTATACAACAAGGAGATTCAAAAGGACAAGTGCTATAGCGAATGGAAGTTTATAAACACAATAGACAAGGACAAGATTCTTAAGACCCTACCGCTATACATCGAGTCAACTCCAGATGTACAATTTAGAAAGCACCCATTGACCTACCTAAGAAACAAGGCTTGGTTAGACAAAGTCTTTATTCCTAAAAGCCAAAACCAAGACGCGAAAGCAACTCCAAGACCCGCCGAGCCCGCCGACAGAATTATTGTACCTGATAACTATTAATCCAAAAAGAGAATGAAGAACACACTTGTTGACACAATGCTAGAGGACGACGTTATTAGCTACCTACTAGAACAAACACACTACATTAAAGAAGCTAATAAAATAATAGATGCCGACTCGTTTACTAGCACACTAGCTAGGGCGTCATACGTTGCGATGGTTGAATTATCTCAGGTCAGCAATACGTTCACACGTTTCGATGTATTTCGTGTGCTTAAATCAAAAGAATCGGAGTTAGGCGTTGACACCTCTGCGGTACTAAAGATGATGAGCAAGAGAATATTTGACTTGACGGACGTATGCTTTCAGTTGAAGGAGCTTGAGGTCAAGCGTAACATTGCGGGCATCATATCTAGGGTAAACTCTCAGATACTTAACGGCGAGGACTCGGCTATGATTCAGTCTACTTTGTTTAGTGGAGTTGATTCGTTGCAGGCAGAGAAGACCAACGAGGAGGTTACGTCTATCAAGGACATATACGACAACGTAATCAAGGACTTGGGCGACAACGCGGGAAAGAACAAGTTCTCAGGCATCGACACAGGAAGCAGGCTACTTAACTACACGTTAGGTGGATGGCAGAGCGGTATGATAGTAATCGCGGCTCGACCTTCGATGGGTAAGACTATTGTAGGCTTGGAACACGCTAAGGCAGGGGCTAAGTCTGGGGCTAATGTATTGTTTCTTTCATTAGAGATGCCAAAGGAGTCCTTGTTGTATCGAGTTATCTCGTCTGAGGCAACTGACTATAAGTACTCAGACTTGGGGGCATACAGGATAAGCAAGGAAGACATCGATATAATTTCTAAGTCAGACGCTAGGGGTCTAAGGGACTTGCCCATATTCTTTTATGATTCAGATAACAGGGATATGAACTATCTTTCCACTATCATCACCGCTGAGTGCAGGAAGAACAAGATAGACCTAGTCATCATAGACTATATGCAACTAATCAGGGACAATCAGATTAAAGACCAGAGCGACTTTGCTCAGGTGTCATCTGTATCAAGTAAGATTCAAAAGCTAACACGTAAGCTCAACATCCCTATCATTGCATTGTCTCAGCTATCACGTTCAATAGAGTCTAGGACTGACAAGCGACCAAGTTTATCTGACCTGCGTTCAAGTGGCAACATCGAGCAGGACGCGTCTATTGTCATAGGGCTATACCGCCCTGACTACTACGCAATGTCAGAGGCAAGAGCTCAGAACCTACCTGACCCCGAGTTTACCCACGAGCTAGACTATGTGATACTCAAGAACAGGAACGGACGCACAGGTTCAGCTATTAGGTATTGTGACGTGATGACCAACAGAGTAAGCGACGACAAGGAGACCTTGTTTAGGTTCACCCAACCTGATATATTATTTAGGGACTCGGTGATTAATACGATTGACAACGGATTTGATAATAACACCATAGTAGAAACCCCATTTTAAAATGACACCAAAAGAAAAAGCAGAAGAAATGTATAGGACATATATTGACTATACTCATGGACATTTTAATTGTAAACAATGTGCATTAATTGCAGTAGATGAGATGATAGAATTATGCGAGTCTTATGTAGCACCTTATTATTATGAAGTTAAAAAAGAAATAGAGAAACTATGACACCAAAAGAAAAAGCAAAAGAACTTGTAGATAAGTTCACTGTTGTAGGATTACAACAAAGAGCAGAAGGCTATCAATGTGCATTAATTGCAGTAGACGAGATACTAAAAGTAGTATTAATTTATAATGATACGCAAGCAGAAGTTACTTATTGGCAAGAAGTTAAACAAGAAATAGAAAAGCTATGACACCAAAAGAAAAAGCAGAACAATTAGTTGTTGAATTTTATAGAAATATTCCAAACGATGAAATAGGAGAAGATAAAGAATCAGCTAAAAAATGTGCATTAATTGCAGTTGACGAAATAATTAAATCAAATCCTACCTACCCATGGGCTAAAGATGTTGGAGCAAAAGCACAAGGCTTATATGAAAATGTAATATTCCCAACAAATTACTGGAGAGATGTAAAATCAGAAATATTACAACTATGAGCATACTAAAGAAAATGAAAAAGAAATGGTATGCTTTAAACTCGCATCGAATAGATGAGATAAAAGACCGAAAGGCAGGAGAAGCATTAATAAGAATTGTTAATGAATTAGATAACATTATAAACAACAAGACAAATGGAAACTAAGCAAATGACATTTAAGGAAGCATTAAAGATTCTTAACATTGAAGAATATGAAGAAAGAATATTTAAAAGCAATTCCCACGGAGAATTATATCACCTACAAGATTATATTGGTCTAGCTAATTTCTTCAAAGATTATCCAACAGCAGTTCCTGTATTCAAAAAGTACTTTGAGGAAGCAGTAAAAGATGCATACCAAAATTGGGAAAGACCACAGTCTGTATTTCAGCATATAAGAGAATTTTTTTAAACAACAAGACAAATGAGATTATACACAGAAGAACAAGTAAACGAACTGATGGCTCAACTACAAAAAGCTACTTTGCCTGAGAATAGAGAATGCGATGGGGCATTCTGTATGGGATGCTGGAAGGATGTCGTAAGAGAAACTCTTAAAAGTATGACTAATCTAACCCCCATCGAACTACCAAGTGACGATGATATTTGCGATGAAGCAGAAAGCATTGCTCATAACTATTTTGTAATGCAACGCAATCATTACCAAGGCTTAGAAGAAGGGGCTAAGCGGATGGCATACTGGTTAATGAAACACTTTAAAAAATAAGACAAATGCTCACCTTCGGTTCACACCGATTAATAAATTAATCTTATGACAATAGAAACTAAATTTAACATAGGCGACTACATTTACTTTGGAAACGAGGAATCATGTAATCAGGGATATGTGAAAGATATTAACATTACCTTTTTTGGAGGCAATCACATAATAAGATATACAGTTGACACAATGTTTAATATTCTACCAAGATTAATTACCAACGAAAAAGATAGGTATAGAGACTTTGATGAGTCAGTGCTTCATTCATCTCCTAATGAATTATTGCAAAGGCAAATCAAAAGATATGAGGTTAAGATAAAGAATATGAATGACAAGATAGAAGAAATCAAAAAACAAATTAAACCTCTATAAGAATGAATGTATTTAAAGAGTTAGCAAAGTTTAATATCATTAAGTACCACGACGCACCCCATAAGTATTTTATCGGAGAGCAGGAACTTATATCAGGTACTGCATTTATTGAGCAGTTCAAAGTAAAGTTCGACAAGCAGGGCACTGCAACCAAGTCAGCCAAGAAGAAGAATATTCCTGTCGACGAGGTGCTATCTGATTGGGCATACAAGGGAGACTTTGCTCGCACAAAAGGAACGCTCCTGCATAACTACGCTGAGAACTATTGGCAGAACAAGGTGTATCCGTACGACGACACTATCTACACAGAAAGATTCGGCGAGGGGGCAATGGCTGAGAGATTAGATGCGTGCAAGGCACACTTCCATAACTTCTATTTGAAGGCTAAGAAGAACCTAATACCTGTAGCAATGGAGCTAGTTATTGGGGATGCCGAGATAGGGATTGGTGGGATGGTTGACTGTTTGTTTTGGAACGACAAGTACAATGAATATCAAATCTGGGACTACAAGACTAACAAGGAAATCAACGAGTTCTCTAAGTTCAGGACACGACTCAAAGCACCCCTAAATTTCTTGCACGAGTGCGAGCTTGAGACCTACTCAATACAACTAAACTTGTACAAGTATATCATCCAAAAGAATACCGACATCAAGATAGGGAAGTGCTTTCTGGTGCACCTGCACGAAGAACAGGAGGACTACAACATCATTGAATGCAAGGAGTACCAAGAAATAATACAACTACTTATCAACTACGTAAAGAAAACTAAGTAAACATTTTGAATTATAAATAATAATGTTTAATTTCACTCACCAAACAAAAAGAAATAATGAAAATAAGCCATAGAAGCCATCCTATACTAGAAAAGCTACATAATGGTAGCTTAGGAACAATACCTACGTTAGCAATAGACAATCTATTTGTTCATACAAGTTTTCCTGATTTCAATAAACATTGGAATTTGTATTATAAAGATTTTTCGTCAGAAATAAATATAATAACAGAACCATTTGCAGAGGCTGCCCAAAAAGCACAAAAAAAACTGATAGAATTGGCTGCAGATATTTTTAGAGATGATAAGTTTGATTTTTCTATTAAAGGATGTTATGTATACGACGGATTTACTTATATGGTTAGGCAAATCGTAAGCCAAGGAAGCCCTCATGCTGAGCTAGCATTTTATATGTTTAGTAATGACGGGATTCCAATAGCTTATTATATTAATAATTCGGAATTAGATTATCAATCTGGATGGATAAGCCAATTTATAAATTTAGAAAAAGAAAATGAGACACTTGAGTCTTGGATTTATAGACAATATGGTAAGATATTAGCACTTGCTATGTTTAAATCTTACGCACAAGTCGAGACTAAGATTCTGTTGCCGAATTCTAAGACCAAGGGAATCTTATGTAAGTACGTTAATCAAACAAAACTTAAACTAACGTACCTAGATAGCAAGTGGTTTACCAATCTAGTTAAGTCAGACGGGTTCAATGTTAGAGGGCACTTCAGGCTACAGCCTATGAAGAAGGACGGGGAATGGACCAAGGAACTTATTTGGATAGCAGAATTTGAGAAAACAGGATACACCGCACCTGCAAGAAAGATTGCGGCTTACGCTTAATGTTAGATAATCAAACAAACAATTAATCTTATGGAAAAGCAATTAGAGGTCGTAGAAGACCTAGTTCAAGAGGCAGAGATTTGTATCAGAGACGCCTACTATCGTGGGTACGAGGAAGGGGCTAAGATAAATAACCTGTCCTTCATTACTAAGGGAGAACTTCTAAAGAAATTCGACTCTTATGCAAACAAATACATAAGGCTCACAGGAGATGAAGAGGGAGCGGTATTTGTACCTAGACAACCTGATGGTATGCGACTAGGAATTACTTTAGACACATTGATTAAGAACTTTTTACTAAGCTACGACGATGAGGGGACAAATTAAGGCAAGCAAGGAGATACAGAAGTACCTAGACTTACACGGCATCCCATATCTTAAATTAGATGGAACAATAAACCTACTAGTAATGAGAGCCAATAGCAGTTCGCACTACGCAGTCATTGAATTCTTTGAGATGAGCGACGATTACTATCGTTCTGATAAAATGAAACCCTTCACGTTCAGCAGATTGTGGGGGACAACAAAAGAGACAATAGTAACAAGATTGAATAACTATTTAAATAATTAAATAAAGCAGTAATTCGGAAATACCGAATAACCACCTTAAATCAACGAGAGTAAGAATTACTTTTATATCTTAAACGAGAGTAAAACATAAAAGAAAATGATAGAAAAGAAAACAAAATTAAGTTTGTCGGCAAACGGCACAACAATGTCAATCGAATTTGACAACTGGGATATTGATTTAGACCAATACTTTCAAGCGTTTAAGACCTTATTAGTTGGGGTAACCTTTACTGAGGAGCAAATAAACGATTGGATTATAGACGAAGGCGAAGTATTGGTTTCAGATAAAGAAATTGATAAAGCTAATAGTAATTTATTTTAACAATAAACAATAAATAAAATGATAAAAACAAGAGTAGGTAAACTTGTCGTGGTTAAGAATCAGGGCAAAAAAGCAGGAGCAAATGAAACTTATCAGGCGGTCATATTAAACAGCAACGGGCAATACAACCCATATCTTTTTACAGATATTGAGATTGCTGTAGCGTACGAAAGGGCTAGAAAGAATATTGAAGACCAAGTGACTCGGAGTATAGTTTCGGCGATGCTTGATTGATTACATTTTATAAATGTACGCCATATTGTAAAACATATTTAATGTTATGATGATGGAAAATTCCAACAGTAATTGGGGTCTTGCCATATAATGAGGGGAAAATCCAACATCTGGTGTAACAAAGTTAGGGTAGATTTGTGACAGAACTTCGTAACATATATAGGCGTATATTTGTGACAGATTTTGGTAGTAATACTACTGAGATTATATGCAATCGGGTATAGACATTTAATATTTTGAATAATTATACGCTTTAAGGTATAATTAACACACAACATTATTTTATAATTAACCCACAAAAAAAGCAAAGGTATAGCTTAACAAAATCACAAAAAAGTAAAGGTGTAGCTTAAAAAAACAAAAAAATGCTCACCTATCGGCTCACAACGTTTAATAAATTAATCTTATGAATACAACGTTTAATAAATTAATCTTATGACAAAGAAAATTAAATTAATGCATTACCGACTAGACGACGAGGTCTGTGTCGTGGACTACAACGACTTAAAGGTTTCTTACTACGGAAAGAACGGGCATCACTACAACTTATTAGGGGCAGTGAGCGACAGAATTGAAGCTTTTTTAATGAGAAGAGGTTGGATTAAGACTACAGCAGCTACCTTTGCTAAACTAAAAGAGGAACTATATGAGGTGGCTTAATCCTAAAACAATTATCTGGTACAAGTCCAAGGATACCTTCTGTGTGAGAGTATTTGGTTGGGGGATATATGGAATTAATACTAAAGCCAATTGGGTTCCGTTCTCAATCAGGGCTGGCTTCAAAAAGCTACCAATTATCAAGGGACACTTTATCGAATTTATGATACCGTTATGGCTGCAGAAAATGAAAAATACCATCAGATGGCGATTGCTTGGGGCGAAAAGTACCTCGCTTCCAAAGAAACCTCAGAGGTCTTCAATCATAAAAAAGGGGAAACAATCTTAGACGACCGCCATTTTGTGGCAGTTCAGGTAGAAAGAATTAAGCACTGCAAGGGAGCTGAACTTCACGGAGCCTATAATAGACTAAGGGTATTTAAACACTTCTACGAGACCTTAATTAAAAAAGAAGATGAGTAAGGAACATATAGTTAAATGTCAGAACACCGAATGCCCGTCGTCAGATAGTTGCCATAGGGTTATAGCTGTACCGTCCACATTTAAACAGGTGTACCTAGAGTTTACCCCTGAAAAGGGAGCAGACAGGTGTATATATTTTATCCAAACAAGAGATGAGGAAGGACAACCTACACTGCCCCTACTGTAAGCTCCTATACGACGAGGAGTTCATTGAACCCTTGATATGTAGGTCGTTTATCTGCAAGGAATGTCAGGGCAAGATAAGGGTCAAGTTAAAGACAGGAGGTTGGATTGTGATGCACAAAAGACAGGATAGGATGTACCACGTGACTAAGATAAGAAACCAAGAAGAGGACTTCAAGTACCTACATAAAGTAAGAAAGAAGTATATGCTTAGGGTCAAACGCAGGCACAACGACGCACTAGTAGACGAGTTCTTTAAGTACGGCAAACGTACTTGGATTATCAAGGCAAGGTCAATGTTTATTCAGGAGGTTACAATGCTTGGAATTCCGTACACCACTATCATCGAATTTTTTAAACAGAACGGAGGGACAATAAATTTTAGAACAATTAAAGTATATATCAATAGTTATGACTAACAAGGAAAGTAAAGAAATCCAGAATATGGTAACGTACTTCACATTATGTTCGCACCTGCGGGACTACATAGAAGAGAATGTAAGCTCCTCTAAGTTTAATTTTAACAAGGTTAAGATGATAACAAACCAGCTAGCAAGGGAGCTAGAGAAAAGCATTGACATTGTGTTTGACGCAAAGGAGTTCTCAGAAGAAGACAAGGCGGATATGTTAGATAACTTTGTTAATAGCACTCGCTTTATGGAGTACTACTTTAGAAAAGGATTACAACTACAACACATCGAACCAACATTAGTATCAGAACTATCAGACAAAATAAACGAAATCTTTAAAGATTATGGAATCAACGAGTAACGAGAACGTAACAACGTTTACAGACAGTATTGTATTTGATGTCATTAAGGACATTGCATCTAGAGCAGAGCTAGGTCTAGCCAAGTACAACAAAACAATGGACAGAGAAGACTTAATAGCTTCCGATTGGGTACAACACGCATACGAGGAGTGCTTAGATATGGCACTATATCTTAAGAGATTAAGAAAAGATATGTTGGCTATGGAAGAGGAGCTTCGGGCATTTAAAACTCAGTCTATGATTAAGGAGCAATGGAAAGAAATAGAAGTGGAGGATAAAAATAGAAGGCTAAAATATAAGTATGGCATAGGAGTTGCAGATAGCGATGTACCTGAACCAAACGAAGAAAAACCGCCAATTAATATTAAATATACTTGGCACAGATAATAAGGGTTAAAATGGTTTAATTGTCAGAAAGGCATCCTGTTCTACGGGGTGTCTTTTTTTGTACCTTGAAAAATAATTTATGTAAATGTTTTGAATTATAAATAAAATAGTTAACTTTGTAACACCAAACAAGAAAATGAAAAAACAAACATACAGCGATGTGCTCTGCAAGGCAGAGGCTATCGTATCTAATCCAAAGAATCGTTTATCAAACGGAAACCTTAAAGCACCTGTACAAAGAAGAGTAGAGAAGCTAACGTTTAAAGTAGCGTACCTATCTCAATTTGCTACACCAGAAAGTAACTATCAATATTAATTTAAACTAAACAAAACAAATTATGTCAAGAGCAGACGCTTATCGCACAACAGTTGAGTCACCAGTTAAGAAGTACTTATCTTGGTCGTCCAACGACAAATGTTTTACCTTCTACGACAAGGAAACAAAGGAGAACAAGAAGTTAACTCTACCGTTAACATTAATTCACTTAGACGAGATGTCTACAGTTAAGGGATGGCACGACTCATCTTCCTCAGGAATCTATTCTAACGAGGTGCGTTCTACTAAGAACGAAGAACTAAACGTAAGAGCATTTAAAGGAGGGGACTTGGCTAAAGGTATCTACCAAGACATTAAGTTAAAAATCCAGTCATTAGGTGGTCACTACTGTGTTAGCATCTACGCATTTGTTGACAACGAGATTGTTAATATCTCTTTAAAGGGTTCAGCTTTGATGACTTGGTCTGACTTTACTAAGGACAATCGCAAGGCTTTCTTAGGCAACGTAATCGAAGTTAAGTCAGCATCTGAAGGAAAGAAGGGAGCAGTTAAGTACACAACTCCTACATTCACATTAGGTGGTGCTATTGGTCTAGATGTAAGCGAGAAAGCTGAGGCGGCTTATGATTTGCTGAAAGCATACCTAGACTCACGCAAGGCTTCACAAGAAGTATCTCACGAGGAGGTTCCTCAGGCTGAAACGTTTCAACCAATATTTGCAGAGCCTGTATTAGAGAAAGAAATTGATACTCTTCCCTTCTGATATGAACGAACTAGCATTACTTAAAACAAACCCAATTGTCTCGGCGGACAAGGAAGGATTATCCTCGATGGTTAGCTCCTATATTCAGGAGTTAGCCTTCAACGGGGGAGAGCCTTTGAACGACTTAGCTATATGTAGAAAATATATATATGTGCTAGAGGAATTAGAGAAGGGACTTAAGGACTACGCAATCTCTGAGTTAAGTAACTTTGACAAGCAGGAGGCTGAGATACTAGGTGCATCTTTAAAGGTAATAGAGACAGGAGTTAAGAATGATTATAGTGCAACTCCATCTTGGTTATCTCAAAAAGAAGTGGTAGACTTGGAGACTAAGAAACTAAAAGAAATCGAGGCTATGGCTAAGAGTCTTAAAGGTAAACTTGTCGTAGTAGACGAGGAGACAGGAGAGACAAAAGAGTTCTACCCACCTGTTAAAACAAGTTCAACATCAGTTCGTGTAACAATTAAATAATAATGCTCACCTACGGCTCACACCGTTTAACAAGCTAAACTTATGGAAAGAACATTTAATCAGGTGTACCAGCATATCTACAACCAACTAGATTTACACCACCAAACAAAAATACAGCAAGCTAAGGACAAGTTTGAGAAACAAAAGCAGGCTGAGAAAAACGAAAAATCAAATTATGAATATTATAAAAGATATTAGAACAGAGTTAGGGATGACCCAAGCAGCCTTTGCTAAGGTATCTGGATTCAATAAAGTACAGCAGGTATCAGGACTAGAGAACAACGTAAAGGGCTTAGGGTTCTTCCTACTAAGTAAGATAGTAAGACACCTTGCCTCCAATGGAATTGACGCTTCACTTGATGTGATACTTACAGTCAACCAAAAGAAAATAAGAATACATTGACAAATCCTAGTAATCTAAAACCAGCTGAAAAGCTAGAAGAGATAATGAGGCTATCCCAAGAGTACGGGGTACGCTACATTATCTCTTATTTTTTAACCGAGTTAGCAGAAAATGCAAATTATGCAAGTTTTGATGATAAGTGTTATTGGAAAGACGTAGAAGATGAATTTAAATCAAGACTAAAAAATGGCAGATGAAATTGTATTTGAGTGGCACGACATAGACGTGTCATTAAACAAGTTCTTTGCAGGTAAGCATTGGACAATACGTAACAAAATTAAAGACCAATTCCATTCTCTATTTGGAAAATTGCTAACAGGTAAATACAGAAAGATTAACGAGTACTCTGTTCGGCTTGAGTACAATTCAAGGTTAGACCCTACCAACACCATTATATTAATTAAGATTGGCGAGGACTTCCTTAGACATATTGATATTCTTACAGACGACACCAAGAAGTTCTGCAAGAGTGTAACTATTGTTCCTGTACTCACTATGGGAAAGAAGCATTATAAGATGACATTCTCAATTATATCCTATGCAAATAACTAAAGTAGAGTTAATCCCGCCGACTTTATACCAAGAGTCTTTATGTAATGCATTTGCGGATGCCGTATACTTTAGCAATAAGAGTACGTACGACAAACGTAAGCAAACTAATGAGCTCAAGGTAAAGGCAGACATATACATAGGCAAGATGGCGGAGTTTGCGGTGTATAACTTCTTAGTAGAAAAGGACAGGGTAGTGACTCAGCCTGATATAATGATATACTCAGTTAAGAGGAAGTCGTTTGATGCTGACCTATTTGTAGACGAGAAGACTCCTATCCACGTCAAGTCCTGTATGAGTGTTAGGGACCAAGAAAACTCTTGGGTGTTCCAACCTACCGACAAACTTGTTTGCTTGCCCTCTGCTGACGATATAATTGCCTTGGTGGTAATATCTGACCTTAAGGTGTTTTCGGCTTATCTAGTCAAAGCTATTGATGTTATGGGGCTATACAAGCCGCCAAGGATAGAGGGGTTGGACAAGAAAGTATTATATGAAGAAATTTTAAACGAACAAAAATAAACAAAATGAAAGTAAAAGATTTAAATGAAGCTCAAATAAAGCAAATATTCTGTTCTGCTATGGGATGGCATAGCCGACTTAATGAACAAGGCGAAGTTGGTTCAAAATTTGACGAATTCTACGACCAGATTACATACGAATGGGATGAAGATAGGTGGACAATCTGTGGGGATATGGCTCAAATTGAAATTACAGAAAACCTATACTTTAGATGTGGAATGAGATACGCACACTATGGAATAGGGGGAACAGCGTTTGATTTAAAATCTGTTTTTGAATGCCTTGTATCATTAGGACTATTGCCTTTAAACGAACAAAAATAATGGAACAACAAACAAGATACAGAATATCGGTAGCCCTAAAACGATTTAAAGATTCGTTAAAGCCACACACAGGACAAATACTAGAATACGAATCTATCCCATTTACCGTTTATACAAGTAACGACAAGTATATAATATTAGATGCTGTATTTTTAGATTCTAAACAATATTTAAATACTATGCGAGTATTAGAAAAGACTAAGCCATTTATATGTAAGTCTTGGATTCCCCATAAGAAAGATGGGGTTGAAACATATCCTGAATACAGCGGAATTATTCACGGAATAATTCACAACGAATTTACTTCTTTCCGCCCCTAGCTCTTTTGTCTCCCGCTGTATCTGATTTAGAGCCTCTATTTACGGAGGCTTTTTTCATTACAATACCTTTGCTAGT